ACGTGCACTTGTACACGTATAGGTGATTAACCTATAGAGCGAATAGTGAGAATCGAACTCACGCCACCTACTTGGAAGGAAGGAGCACTACCATTATGCAATATTCGCAAGGTGAGTAGGTGGATTGCATTTTACCACCAGTGCCTAGTCAATACGGCTCGTCAAGTACCGCTTTGAGCACACCTACCGTTTGTCCGCTAAGACGATCCGCTAAGATCCGATAGTACCTTATTCCCCCCATTTGACTCTGGGAATTATTCGGTCATACTCCACATCAACCGTCGTCAATGTGTTTGCTGCCCCACCTGGGATCGAACCAGGGACCTGCCGATTAACAGTCGGACGCTCTGCCAGCTGAGCTATAGGGCAATAGTGGTGGGTACGACAACGCCCACCTCGTCAGAGTAATTACCTCACGCAACCTACACTAAGTCTTTCTGCAGTGAACTTAGCAGCTATGCGGTCATATTCTATTTTGTTGTAATACTATGATACCACAAACACTGTACCTTTGTCAACTAGAGTTGAAATATATTTTGCAGCAACTGCAACTGTTGCAGCAGATGTACTTTGTGAAATCAATCCAAAAATATTTGACTTGTATGAAAATACATTTGCTGGAAGCGAACCCATTCCATCAGTATTAGCATCACGACTGCTTGAAGGGATATAGGCTCCACCAACTCCAGCACCAATAGCATTCGTATCAGTAATGCATGCTGGATATGATACTGGCTTTGTTGGTCCACTATTTCCAGTTGCAGCAAATACTGGCACATTAGATATTTTTAGATTTGCAATGCTAGCACGAATCTTTGGATCAACAACGCTGATATTGGTTAGTCCAAAACTAGATAGTTTACAGTCACCAATTTTAGTCATATTGCCACTTAGACTATATGAAAATGATACTGCACCAACTATAGACTTATTTGTTTCTACCCATTGAAGTGCACTAAGAAATGTATTTCCAGTTACTCCATATACCGCACCAGTAGAGGAAACGTCAGATGCCCGTATAACAATTACCTTGATAGACGGATCTTGTTTTAATGCAATATCAACCATTACTGTTCCATGATTTGCTGGATCAGACAATGTCGTTGATGGTTTTGCCTTATTTACACACTTATCAGTTGCTACACAAACTTGGGAAATATTTGCACCAAATTTGGAAACATCAAAATAGCTGTCAATAATTACAAGAGATTTCGTATCAGCATGTGCAGGTGTTGACAATGCTGTAAGTGATATAACTGCTGATAATACTGCATAGCTTACTTTTTTCATACCCATTTTTATTTCCTTTATTGTATTAGTTTAATTACTGGTGAACATGGATCTCCGCCATCTTCCCACTCTTGCTGTTCTTCTTCTGACATGTATGGGTCACCATCATGTGTATAGCAAAAAGGTTCTGTAACCCAGCCCTTATCAATGCCATGTTGGAGCCAATCGAATAGCTCATCAAAGTTTTTATCTGTCATGTATTTAGTATAACACTAAGAGGTGACAATGTCAACTGGACCCTGGCAAGAAGTTGAGAATTTTATTGCAGCCCCAACTGCCTTCATAACACGCTTACGGGTATCCTTTAAAGACTCTGTAGCATACATAGATCCATAAGCATATTCTGCACCAGAACCCATGGCAACATAGTCATGCATGTATTGATTTAAAGACATATCTACTGCATTATGCTCATATATCTTGCCACGTATACCTATAAGCAATCCAAAGTCTGAATCATTTGATACGTCTACCCACCAATTTTCATAGAATACACGCAATGCAATAAGAAAATCAGTATACATAAACTTATCAAGATCATCACCTTTAGGTGTAGGTGGTTTAAAATTATATTTCATTCTGTCGCCATCCATAGAGCCACAATATCCAAACAGATATTCTCCATGTTTCCAAACTTTAGGACTAGTCAATGACATAATTAAATTACTTTCAGATGCACCACGGTCCCCTGCCATATGCACCTTATCACCCTGACGGGCAGCAACAATACAGGTCACAAAAATCCCCTAGCTCATGTAGTAATTGTATCTTTCAATTATACACCAACTAGGGGACCTTGTCAATTAACCCCAATAATGATTATTTAACTTGTTTCTTATCAACTGTAGCAAATGCATCATTAATTTCAGCAATTGTGAGCTTGCCATCATCAAGAAATGCTCTTGCAAGCTTCTCAACGACTGTAGCTACGCCCAACAATCCTGCAAGAAATACTGCCTGTATGGTATCAATACCTACAACGGCTCCTGCACCTAAGACTCCAAGACCATTTGCTGCAAACACAGCAATGATTCTCATGAGGACATTAGACAGGGCTTTTGGACCCTGGGGTTTTGCTGGCACTGTTCCAATTTCTTTTTTGGCTGCCATTAGTCTTCCTCTCTGTTTCTTATAGGATAGGTAACAACCCAAGCAATAAAGGTTCCTATGATCGCATACCCAACAACTGTTTTTGCACTTCCGTCAAGAACGACCCATGCAATGAACATTCCTAGAAGTGTCCATAGCTGGTCAATCATATCTTTGAAGAACTTTACCATGTTTCATTTCTCCTTCTTGTTCCACCAGAATTTCCACCGCTAGGTCCGCTACCGCCACTTGGTGCTGAAGGTGCTGATCCACCACTGCCTGCCAACCCTATGGCATTCATGGCTGCACCTGCTGCAACAACGGTAGCAACAACCATATGCGTTGCTTCTTCTCTTTCTTGTGGTGACATGTCTGCACCTACACTACCCAATGCAGACAATGCTGCAGCTGGGTTAGTGAATAACTCCTGAACCAATGCTCCTGGATCAGAAATTAATTCTATATTTGCTGCATCTTGTGCAGTAATCACAACGGCATTTCCGTTTTCATCTGTACGTACATCTACTGGAGTTTCTGGTGGAAGATCTTTATATTCAATTCCAGCACTTTGAATTTGCTCAGATGTTAATGCTTCTCCTGGTTTCAAATCTGAAACTAGAGAATCTACAATTGCTGCTTTTTCTTCTGCAGTTATTACGCCATCAGCATTTGCATTTTCAATAATTGCTTCTGGCTGTTTTGCTGCCTCTTCTGCAGCAAGTCTTTCTGCTTCAGCTTTAGCAGCAGCTTCTGCATCAGCTTTAGCTTGAGCATCTGCAGCAGCTTTTTCAGCTGCCAATCTATCTGCCTCAGCCTTAGCCTGAGCCTCTGCTTCAAGTGCAGCTTGTTCTGCTGCTAGCTTTGCTGCCTCTTCTGCTGCTGCTTGCTCTGCAGCAATCCTATCTGCCTCTGCTTGAGCAGCCTGTTCTGCAGCAATCCTATCTGCTTCAGCTTTAGCTGCTGCTTCTGCTGCAATTCTGTCTGCTTCTGCTTTAGCAGCTGCTTCTGCAGCTAAACGATCTGCTTCTGCCTTTGCTGCAGCCTCTGCTGCTGCTTTTGCATCTGCCTCTGCTTTTGCCTGTGCTTCTGCAGCAAGTCTTGCCTGCTCTGCTTCATAAGCTTGTTGTGCAGCAATTCTTGCAGCCTCTGCCTCAGCAGCTAGTCTGGCAATCTCAGCTTGTCTAGCCTGTTCTGCAGCTATGGCAGCTTGACGCTGTTGCTCTTCTAAATTAGCTTGAGAAGTATAAGTTGCTTGAACATTAGATACACTTCCTTGCATTGTTTGAACAGAAACATTAAGATTACCAACAGCAACAGAAACAGCTATTTCTGCTGATTGAGATTGAGACTCAAGATTATCTAACATTGTTGCCTGATTTGTTAGGTTTTCTGTAGCAGTTGTTAGGTTTTCTGTAGCAGTTGTTAGGTTTTCTGTAGCAGTTGTTAGGTTTTGAGTTTCATTAATTAGAACTATTTGCTTATCTGCTACAACATCAGATGCATTATTTTCAATTTGTTGTAGGGTATTTAATGTAGATTGCTCTGTTGTCAGGGTCTGAATTGCAGATAGTAGTGCTGCTTTTTGTTCTGGAGTAGCAGAAGATGTAGAAAATTCTGATGCTGGAATTACTGACCATGACCCATCTCCGTTATATCTCATTAAGGCAACTGATGCTCCACCACCATTTTCATAAAACCAAAAATCTAATGTTTTACCTACACCAGCTATAGTAGAGATGGCAGCAGTAGATCCACCACCACCTTTATCGTACCAATCATTAATAACCATTTGTCCGTCAAGGTACAGTCTTGTTCCATCATCTGCTGGAGCATAAATCCATTGAGTTCCTGTATACTGAGGTGTCCAAATGCCCTGCCATCTGACCTGGAAATCTTCAGGATATGTATTAGCAGGGCCACCGCCACCCCACGGCTCATTGATTCCATTAGTATCTGTGGTAACAGACACTACTGTCCCAGCACCCATTGGTGGTGCATTATTATACCCACGATCTTGGTATACAGTCATCGTTAGCCCAGCAGAAGTATTGGAATCAACTATCGCTTGTGCTGTATCTTTATTTGTCTGAGCTGTATCAACAACTGGGATTTGTGCATCAACGGCATCCGATGCAGATTGTAAATTAGCCTGAGCGTTTGTCAAATTTGTTTGTGCTTGATCTACCACAGCAGTTTGAGACTCTAATGTTTGTGTTGCTTGCTGCAAAGTTGAGGTTGCATTGTTAACAATAGCCGTTGCTGAGTCTACAATAGATGTTTGTACTGTTACTGATTCTTGAGCAGAATTTAATGTCTGCACGGATTCCTGTACCGCCTGAATATTTGCTGTAACAGTTTCGATAGCTGATTGTGCCAACGATATTGCTTGATTTACAGAAGATTGGTCATTTAATGCTGTTGAGCTATCAGATACTTGCTGAATGCTATTTTGTGCATTACTAACAGATGTTTGTGCTTGCTGAATAGAATCAGTAGCTGTTATTTGGACTGTTACTGTAGAAGTTTCATTTGTTGGAGCAGGCGAAACTTGGACTGTGATCTCATCTGCATGTGCCTGTTCTGAAGGTGCAAATGCCAGCCATATAAGTATAAATATTCCAACTAGGGCAAGCCTAAATGAAAACTTCTTCAAAGTAGGGGTCTCCTTTGTAGGGTTAAGAAGCTTAACAAGATAAGTATATCATGATTTGATAAAAATAAAGGGGCACCGAAGTGCCCCCTTACCTTTTCCGATCTATTAAGAGATCTTTAGTTCACATGCATCTGTTGTACAGTATGCTTCTCCTTGTGCTTCAAGATTGTCGATGCCATCATAGATAGCTGACCAGTTAATCTTTTTAATGGAGCCAACATAAGAATTGTACTCATCTTCAGTGATCTCTGTATATGGTTGCTGTGGGTAGACTGTGTTACCCATTGGAAGGAATGATACAGCCTTTAATTGCCCCTCATACATGTTGAGAACTGATGCAATGTGCTGCTTTTCTGTTTCCTTGTCAAATGATAGAGTTACAGATACTCCATTATCTGACCAATACTTTTGTGTAGTTGCTGCAAGACCAATCTTTTCAAAAAGAGTAACTTGCTTTTCTGCTCTCTTCTGTCCAGATGCAACTGGGAAGTATACTACTGAAGTATTTGCTGATACTAGATCATCTTCAATTTTGTACCCTGCTGCTCTAAACAAGTGCATCATTGGATCTTGATTACCAAATCGAATAGCACGTAGGTAGTGCTTTCCACCTGGACCCCAGTGAACACCAGGCGTTGCACCAGAAAGAATTGATACAGAACCAGATGGCTTAACTGTAGTTACACGAATGGACTCACGCACACACAGCCATTCTGAATACTGCTTGTCATAGAATCGAATCTTATTATATCCTTCATCCATCCAATCACGTACTGTTGGCAGTCCATGTTCATCAGCAAATGATGCAATACCAGTTAGTGATGTTCCAATACGACGGTTTCTCTGCATGATACCGTTTGTTTGCTGCCAATGAGTAGGAAGAAGTGTAACAGTCTTGCCATACAAATATGCAAACTTCAAAGTACGCAAGAAATCTTCCTTGCTTTCATGACGATTGAGGTGTACCTCAACTAGGGTACATAGCTCATAAGACTCCAGTGGCTGCTCTGCACATGGATTAAAGCCAACTACACGATAGTCCTTACCATCTGGAGCATCTGCAAGACGGCCATAATTACGAGCAACATCAAGCCAAATAAATCCTGGCTCTCCATTATCTGCAATGCGATCAACATACTTTGAGTAGTCCATACCCACTGTTGCTGAAATAGAATTGTTAGACATCCAAGCCCAGCCTGGATTCTCTGGATCATAAGAGTTACGATCAGGGAAAACTTCTGCATTTTTTAGATTCAAGAAATCTTCATCGCCATCGACACCGAGTGCAAGTGTAGCTGAACGGCGTACGTTACCAGCAACAACACAAGTACCAATAAGGTTAATGATATCTACAATTGCACGAGAGTCGAACTTATCCCCTGCTCTTGAACCAATAGCCTTGCGAATAGCCTCATGCATCTTAATCAATGGTTCTGGGCCAGATGCAGTACCACCAAATCCCTTGATGGGAGCTCCGTATGGTCTAATAATTGAGTAATCAAAATCCTGGATAGGCTGGTTTGGACGAAGATAAGAGTTGAGCAGAAGTCTAGTAGATTCTACCCATCCCTCACGATCATCTGTAATTTGCCAAATCACTGCTGGCTCTGTAGGGGCATAGATATGCCAATTCTTATCCTGTCCCAAAGTATCGAAGCCAACACCAATACCAAGCATTAGGGCATCCATAACCCATGCAAATAGGGCACCTGGGTCATTCTTGTCTAGATCCTTTGTAGAGACTACAGCACAGTTCTGAAGGGCTGCTGAGTTACGCTTTTCCATGGTTAGAGGTGTTCCAAAGGACCATAGTCCACGTCCAGGTGGAGTCCATTTAAGATTGAACATTCTATCAAAAGCTTCTTGTGCTGACTTCTGTGCCTTATAATCATTCCATGGAAGACGGTTTTCCTTAGCGTGATTCTTCTGTACTGAATACATACCTTCGATTACACGACGACAAACTTCATGCCATCTTTCTTTTGTCCCGTCTTCTTTAATACGTGAATATGTTCTAATAAAAGTAATTTCACCTAATGAATTATCACCTGCATCTCTAAAACCAAACGGTGACTCTGAGGTCTTATACTTATCAATGAACTCTTCAGCAAGCCTGAAGGAAAAGAAATCTGACATTTACGCTCCTTTATATAATTATTAAAAAATGAATCAGACAATAATTATAGCATAGTGTTTTTGTTTTTGTAAAACTCTCCTTCAAGTAATCCTTTAGAGTTATGCAAATCACAAAACAGCAAACAAAAAAGGGACCAGTTTTCCAGTCCCTTTAGTGTTAACTTAAATTACTTAAGTAGTGCAACCTTAGCCTTTGGATTCTTTGCATTCCACTTCTTAGCGATAGCGTTGAAAGCATCCTTTACAGACTTAATTGCAGCAGCGTTATCTGCCTTTGCCTTTGCAAGTTCTGCATCCTTTGCAGCAATCTGTGCAAGTGCATCTGCAAGTGCCTTATCTGCAGCAATCTTATCAGCAGCACGTGCAGCCTTCTCAGCAGCAAGTTCTGTAGCAAGATCACGAACAGTTACATCAGCAACACGGACAGCAACAGGAGTTGCAAGACCAGTTACAGCAGCAGCAACTGTTGCAGTTGCAATAACACGTACAGTACCAGAAGTAGGAAGTGTTACATCCTGAGTCTTTGTACCGACTGTTGCTGCAGCAGTGTCAGTTGTCAATGCATATGTAGTAGAGGCAGTATTTGTAACAACCTGAAGGTTGATAGTTGCTCCGCCCTTAGCGTTACCAAATACGTCAACACCCTTAACGGTTGCTGTGTATGTAGTTCCAGCAGCACCTGAAGCAGCACCAGCAAGTTCAATTGCATTTAGTGCACCAGCAGTACCCTGGAAGTAGTATGTAGTTGTATTGCCACCAACAGTAACCGCTACAGAACCAACAGATGTAGTTGTAGTGAATACGTATAGATCTGCAGTTGTACCAGTACCAGTGTTAACTGATGCTGTTGACGAACCTGCAGAAGCAGTGACAGGTGCAGAAACGGTTGCAAGAGCAGTTACGATCTTACCGTTTGTTGCAACAGCAGAAACAACTGTGCCTGTGTCAAGACCAGTTAGAGCGATCTTGAGAGCATCTGCAGAATCTACAGAGTTATCTGCAGGAACTGGAAGTGCTACTGGTGCTGAGACAGCGGTACCGCCAACAGCTGACGAACCGCCAACAGTTAGAGTAGTAGCTACTGCAGCACTTGCAGGTGTTGCGATTACTGATGTTGCAAGGGCAGTAGCTGCAACCACTGCGAATGCGATCTTCTTGATAGAAGTCATATATATGTTCTCCATTTTCTTCTTATATTAGTTTTAATCTATCCAAATAGTCTTTTACTTCTTTTGGCATAGGCTTATATTGTATCACACTATCTTTAGCCTTGTCAAATTCAGTTTTAGGCCTATCTCTGAATGTATGAATCTCTACCTCAAGGTTTAGGTCCCTAGGGGTGTGACTTATAGCACCAAAAATGGAACCACACACAGCGTCAGCCAAGTCTTTTGAGAGTTTACGTGGGTGGTCTACATTCTTACCATTCTTAGTAATCTTAAGCTCTGTAAGCTCTTCGAACAAAAGTTCGACTGCTGGCATGGCTAATCTGTCCTCATAGATAAGCATTGCCATATCCTCATAGTGCTTTTTACCAACAGAGACGGTTTCTGTTCTCATGCCCACCTCTGCAAGTTCTTTTTGAATATCAAATGACTGCCAACGGTCAAATGATACCATTCCTATATTAAAACCCAGTCTTCTTAGGTTTTGAATCCATTGCTTTACTTCTGATAAATCTACTGGACCCTCTGTCTTTGGTTCCCACCAAGCTACAGCATCTACAATTACAATTGGGGATACCTGCTGATAATCTTTAATTACCTGAACATTTACCCATTTGTCTACGTGAGCAATCGCTACTGCACATTTGTCATGTCTTTGTGCAAGGTCAGCATGTACGTAATAAATCTTGTCTGGGTCAGGCGTAAAAGAAGACTCAAATCTTCTAAAATTATCTATGGGATTTCTGATGCTCATAGATGATCTAACCTTATCACGTTGTCTAAAGAATGTATCTGTCATAAATGTTGGGATACAGGCAAAGCGTTGCATGGCATCTCCCATATCTGTAAAGAATGCTAGCTTGAAATCATCAATCTTTCTTGTTGGATTCACTACCCAAGTTGGACGCTTTAATGCAAATACATTTGGATACTTATAGCTAAGGATATTATCTTCATCCCACTCAATTTCTAGACTATTTCCCTCTGCATCTTCTGGAATGTCTGGATTTAGAATGAACTTGTGTGTCTTGTGTGTCACATCTTTTTCGGCAATAACGCTATCATAATGCTCAGAAATAAAGTCTCCTGGAAAACGTGGAAAAGATAGAAGTGCTACCTTTCCTAAATCTGGAAAACGTGAGTCTACGGATGCACGGAAAGCTTTGTAGATGTTATCTGCAGTTTTGCCTTGATCATTTCCAGTTCCAATTTCAGTAGCAAAGCCAGAAATCTCGTCAAGTACCGCAAGGATAAGGTTGAGCCCTTCGTGAGACTCTCTTTCTGAATGTCCTGAATATACTGTAATTGATTCATCAAATTCAATAGATTCTGCTTTTGCGTTGAACTTTCCAATAAACCAGGGAGATTTTTCAATCTTGGTTTTAAAGCCTTTAAAGAATACGTTCTTCGCCTGCTGTGCGTTGATAGCAACGTTAATGATATCAATGGCATCCCCACTAGGTTTACCGAAATAACGAGCAGGCTCTTTAAGACATAATAGTTTGTATACGATATAAGCACACGCAACCGTAGATGTAAAGTCCTTACCAGAACCTTTGCCAAGCTGAAGAATAACTTCATTCTTTGTATACTTTTTGAAATAACGGGCACCAGCTTCCTCCCCCATTAGGTCGATCAAATCTTCTTTACGATAGATCTGACTCATTGCCTCCACAATATCATACTGAATTTCTGACAGCGGTGGCTGATTTAGGAAATCCTCACCTTCAACAAATGTACGTGCATCTACTGGGGTTTCCCTAAAGTTATCATTCTTTAATGCATCTAAGAAATCATCAAACATTATTATTCACAATCACGATTGTCTCTTGATTCTTGCTTAATCTTGAAAGTCTTCTCATAATCTCATCACGAATTTCTGGATATTCAGATGCAATATCTTTAAGGATTTGAATCAAAGCGGTCTGTCGTTCTTCAATAGCAATCATCTCTTCTGCAAGCTCTTTATTCTCCAAAAGGCCAGCTTTCTGAAGCATCTCAATACGGGTTTTTTCTAGATCCATGACCAACTTAATGCCCTGAGTTTTAGCATTAAGGTTAGCGGTTGTTGTTGCCTCTTCAATAACTTCATATGCCTTTGAAATAAGCTTGGTATAGTGTGTATCAGCTCCCACGAGTGCTTCCTTAGCACGTGCACGGATGGCTGCGTTATCTGCTGCCATCTGTCTCCACTCATTGATATAAGCCACAACAGTTTGTCTTGGTACAGCCAACTCTTTAGAAATTTGTGTTGGATCATTTCCAGCAAGATATTTTTCTACAACCTTATTTACATTATCTAGGTGCTCTATTAGTTTATCTTCCATATTTAAAAGCACTCTCCATTCGTTCTTTAATTTTTGCAACAAGTTCTGGTTGCTTTGCTTGCTCATCTGTAGGTGCAAATAATGCTCTTGTTGTCAAGTCAGAAGTATCATCTATTGGTAAATAATAGAACAATGCCAGACTTTCTCTATTTACACCATCTGGTGCATGACATGCATTGTCTGCAGGAAGTCCATGCCAGAAATTTTGATCTGTTTCAAAAATAACAGCACGATTACAGATAGGATCAACATCAAATACCTTTTCTTTTGGCTGACCATCTTCATCACTCCAAAATTCTAGCTGTCCACCATACTCTGGCTTCCAATCTGGATTAGTATAAATGATAATATTTAGCTTGCGTCTTAGTCCCAGCTTGGGATGCAGATCAGCATCTTTATGTAAATTCAATCTTCCATTGTGTGCATGTAGATGCATTCCACCAGCATGCAGTCCATAATCTGCAACAAGACCATTAATTCCAGTCAATTGCTCTAACTGATTTATGAAGTCTTGAGACGATAGCTTAAACATAGCACGGTAGATACTTCCTGGATACCAATCCCAGTGAGTTGACAATCTCTTTTGTTCAAACTCTGTATGGTTTCGTGTTAGCCATCTTTCATCATCAAAGTCATAAAAATCATCATTGATCTGAGATATCGTCTTAAAGTCAAAGAAGTTATCGATAATCCAGACATTAGTTGGATACGACATGTGTTTTATGTTTTCGTACACTTCTTTTTCCCTTCTGTGGAATTCTCTTTATTTGATTAAGGTCAAATGATCGAAAGCATTGGCTTACCCCACGGTATAGCTCAAAGCAATCTACCCACTTGGCACCAGTATCTTTATTGGTAACCACACTGTCAAATTTGAACTTAAGTCCATATTGTCCACTTACTTTAATTATATCACCACGAACAACCTCAAATCCATCACATATCATTGAGGGTTCTCTAGAAAATCTAGTTTCTACTGGTACTACAGAGGCTTTCTTACGTCCCAACTAAATCTCACCCTTAAGCCTCTTGATTTCATCCTGAATATAAAATATTGCCTTCTCAAGGTCTTCTACGTGTCTGTCCTCATTCTTTAGGCCAGCTCTCCACAAATACTTGATGGCATTTCCAATATTAAAATTTCGGTGTCTAGTTATCTGAAGGCATTCAACTCCAGACGGATCAGATGTATAGTGTTGTGGGTGATTCACTTGGTCTACTGTAATCTTTAGTTTGTTACTCATCTTTTACTCTTTCTTAATCCAAATTTAGCTAAATAAACATATATGGTTTCCATGCTGACACCACACTCTTTTGCTATATCTTCTGGAGATTTTCTATCTACTAGATATCTCTTTCGTAACCATACCTCATTAGTATACAGCTTTGCCATTAGTCTGTCAACCTGTCCCAGCTATTTACTGCATAATGTCCAATACCAATAGCATCAGCAACATCAGGATCGTTGACCATCCTATCATATTGAAGATTAATATACTTAATAGTCTTTTCTTTTCTGAGGTTGCGTTCATACGTCTTATACCATGACTCAGACTTTCCAGGATGCTGCTTGCGAACTTCAATCTTTTCTTCCTTGGTTAACTTCTTGTTTCCAATATAGTTTTGCCAGGTAATTGGTGCCACTGACTTTACCACAGATACCCCAGTCATTCCTGCTGCTCCAAGAAGAGCTCCCTGAACTAATGCAAGGTCTGCAGCTGTTTTTGGACTATTCATAAATACTGTATGTTCGATTACTACTGCATCTATAGACTGGTAGACATCAAGGAATGCCTTAGTCTTTTTACATGCATCAATAACTTTATCGTATGTAGTTGCACCACTATACTTAATCTTTCCAAATGATACAAGATTGGAAGATTTGAAGAGGGCAAATGCCAAGCTATTTGTACTGGCATCAATCGCTAGGATCGTTGCTGGCTTCCCCACTAGTGAGTTCAATTTTGCCATTTGCCATCCCCTTAATCTGTCTTAAAATTTTGTTCATCTGTTTTGGATCTACTAAACAAGTGTCACAAGTCTTTTCATCATTATAGATAGATAGTACACCATCACAAATCTTACAACGACGATCTTTATTCTTACGTCGTTCTCTTCGTGTTCTTTCGTACCTATCCGCTATCTTTTCTTTAGTTGCCTGCTCACGACATAAGACTGAGCAGTAAACCTGATAAGACGTATTTGGACTAAATTGTGTATCACACCATTGACAGTGTTTCATCGATTGGCTCCAGAGATTTGATCTTGATATCTCCCTTACCAACTTCTGAACACATTGCCTTTAGAGGACATGTCTTGCAGATCTTTGAATTAGATCGATAGTTCTTTTCAGGCATTGTTCTATCTGCCCATGCCTTACGAACTGTTCGCATCCAATCAAATGCGTTGTTTACCCACGATATGTAGTAGCTACCTGGCTTTACTTCAATAGGAAATATAATCAGGTCATGGTTATTCTTATTCTCATATATAAGAACTCCCCTACTCTTGCCTAGAATCTTCATATAGATTAGAATCTGTACTAAGTGGCCAGTCTTTGGCCTATTAGCTGTCTTTCTATACTCAAACCCTTCATTCGGCATTGTCTTAATTTCACCAACCATCTCCTCATCATTCCAGAGAAGCATAGCATCACCATATCCAAAGATAGGTGGGTCTTGGCTAGTAATCTTAAACTCAGTTGTTTCATTACCCTTATCATCAACGAACTTCTTAGCAATACCAGACTTAAGCATGGCATCCTGAATACGTTCATGTGATAGTGTTCCAGATGTCATATTGGCAACACCATATGGATCTGCATAGTCTTCAAAGTTACCGCCATCAAAAGCTAGGTACCAGTATCTTGGACATTCTCCATGAGAATATGCAATAGTACTTGGTGCAAAAGTTTTCTTCTTTTGATACTTTGTTTCTCGTCCAACGAGATAACCAGAATTTAATTTTTCAATAAATTGCTGATGATTAATAAAAGAATTATCCTTGTCTGTGGACTTCTTTTCCATTATTTGACTCAATAAATTTTTAGCCATATTACCACTTAGCGAGTGATGTACTTGAGTGCAGCAACCAAATTATTGATTGATTCTGCAGCAGTGAAGTACAAATTCTTCTTCGCTCTATCTCCCTTATCTACGTTAGCCATCCAAGTTGCCTTAAAAGACATCTTAGCAGCAATTGCCTGTAGGCGTACGATTTCAATTGTTGCGACATTCAAAGGAATGTCTGGTTTTACTATTAGTTTTGCAATAAAAGTTAAAGCTGTTGTCAGCTCTTCATCCTGCATGTAGTCTGCAATATCTGCAAGACCATTAATCATATCTAAAGTTGTTTCATTCGACATCGGCGAAGCCTGCAATCTGAGATTCATCTAGGCCAATCTCTCTACCCATATTGTTATAGATATCCCATGCTGCTTTCATCTTAGGATGTTCAGCAACTTCTGCTTGATACTTCTGTCTTTCATCAAATCTTTCCTGCGGATCAATTGGATTACCTAGACCTTGCCAACGATAGTTTGTTACTGGACAATAGTCGAAACTAACAATCTCACAGAACTCTCCTTCTTTCCACTTACGCTTTGGTCTCCAGTGTACCTGGTTAACAGCACTAAAGATAATGGCATCGCCCTTCTTTAGGTTATATTCCTTATCATCTACCCACAGAGTCCAGTCTTCAATATTCTGATCAAGGCAGTAGTTAAAAGTAACTAGATTTTCATCAGCATCTAGATGAGGTGGAAGTGCTGGTGCATTCTTTTCATCTCCGTATGCCATATTATAATCAATGTAATTGTAGTGTGTCAGCCTAATTGGATCTTTGTGAATAGGTAAAGCATACTTATTCATTACCATCTCAATTTGAGGTGGGCAGATAAACTCAATAAGTAGGCGTGACATATGGACAATCTTCTTTGGATGAAATCTAGTTTCACCGTAGTATTGCTCTTGTGACCCCTGGAGTCTGCCATATTCTGCATTATCCATTAGTTTTCTATTAGTCTCAATAGTGTCTCTGAGCAGTCTAATTTCAGCATCATTAAATGGTTTTTCAATATAAATAGGAAGCTCTTGGTTATATCTATCAAAGTCTGTTAGCCATTTGTGCATTGGTGCATATTGTTTATTATTCATTGTTCTCCTTTGTATCAATTTTACCATACTCTGGCTTATTTTGGTACCAGGCATCTCGCTCTATTTTTTCTCTTCCCTGCATTCTTTCCCTATGGCTATCGGTTACCTTTTCAGCAATGTCAATTGGTTCAGAGAAATGACAAAATATCATATCTACATAGTCATCATCATTGAATATCGTGTGCTCTCTCCAATGAATCTGATGAGTTCCACTAAATACTAGTGCCTCATTATCTTTTAGTTCAAAGCTTTTTCCTTCGACAACAAGTGGCCATGGCTTTGTGCCACGTACCTGGATGTCATAGGTTATTCTTCTTTCTTGGAATGGATTATCAAAATGAGGGTAAAGAAGTGGTGTTCTTCCATTACGGGTATCATATCTGGCAAAAGATAGCTCTCTGAGCACTAATGGCTTATGATAATTGTTATTAGCCATATCCTCAATCTTCTTTACGATATTTTCTGGAAGCCATGAGAAGTATGCTGTATGACCATAATCTGGTTGATCAAATGTCTTATCTACTGGAGTCTTTTCAATATGCTCATAGATAGTCTCAATATCTTCATCGGAGAATATGTTGCTAATAATAAAATTATCAGTGTGGTCCTGATACTCATCATTATCTAAATTAAGATCAAAGAATATCATTCTTACATATTGATCATCTGCAAACTCTAATGGCATTCTTCTGTGATATGTTCTATTTGGGAAAAATACAAGTGCATCATTGTTATCCAGCTGATATACTCGCTCCTCATCTTCTTTTCCACCAAGACCTAGTGGCCAAGTGACATTTGCATCAAGCTGGTAATCTATCATGAATAGGTCCATCTTGTCTTTATGTCTAGTGAGAATTGGCTTTCCCCATTTATTAGAATACTCTACATACCCTGCACGAATTAGATGTGTGGCACGGAAGCCATTGTCTCTAGCGTATTTAACTAGTTTATCTTTAATATGATCTGGCATTGGGATATCAAATGTTATCTTGCCAAGCTTTTTGTCTTGCTTGATCTTATGCTCAATAGTAAAGTCGATTTCTGGTTCTGGCAGTAATCCATCCCAAACAACCATTTCTGCAGTTAGCATATATGTATCAATATAGTATTTTATCCAGTCTATATCCTCTTTAGACAGTAGTCCTTTTACGTGCTTTTCCATACCTATATTATACCTCATCAATGAGTTGCTCAAGTATTTCAAGCTCTATTATTGCAAGACGCACCTTCTGATTTCCCTCACCAAGGACAACAAAGATAGCTGGATCATTGCCATTTCTAATAGCATCAGTTACGGCCTTGGCCCAGTTGTCTTTATTGACAGTAAAACCTTTTGGATATTCTTTAAAATCAACAGTAAAGTTATGCCAAGTAGCATCGCCCTTCTTGGTATTTCTACCAGAATTCTTATGTTGCTTAGCACCGATTCTATTGCTCTCGCTTTTCTCGCTCATAGTCTCTCTTCTTTTTTGTTGATAGCGAAACCTTAGATATATGTCCGCTTTTACATAACCATGTAAGTTCCATTGTCTCTCCATAGCAACGTAGAGACTGAACCTCTTCCTTGCATGTATGACAAGGAAACTTACCGTTATAAACAGAATACTTAGCCATTAAGTTTTGCCTTAATTGATTCCTGTAGGTCTAGATCTTCTTTTACCCTTGCGATAAACGCTTCTCTACCCTGAACCTTTGTTCCGTCCTCAAGCTGGTACCAGGCACCAGTTCTTGCTACAATTCCTAATGACTCTGCAGTATCAACCAAGTCACCAATGGCATCAACACCAACATCGTCGCCTCTAAAATAGAAGTCATATTCGCCACCCTGAAAAGCAGGAGATGTCTTAGAGAATTGTAAATCCCAACGAACCTTTCTTCCAATCTTTTCTTCAATGAGTTTATCTCCGACATGTATCTTCCCCTTAATTGCTTGATTATCTGATTCTGATGAGAATAGCTTAATGATAGTAGATGAGTAGAACTTAACAGAAGTTCCTCCAGTTGGCTGCTGGCTAGTATACATTGCACTAATATTATTTCTAGACTGACTAATAAAGATAAGCAATGTAGGCTTTACCTTATTATTAGCATAGTTAAGCATCTTAACAGCATTACTAAAGTCACGTGCTTCTGCACCGATCTGTTTAGTATTTTCTAGTTGTTTAAGTTCATCAGAGTCTTTCTCAAAGTAAATTGCAGGTAGCAGAGATGTAATTGAGTCAACGACAATGATATCTACTCCAGCATTCATAAGTTGTGTACCTACATCAACCATATCATTAATTGTACGTGCCTGAGATACGATAAGCTTTGATGTATCAACACCCAGACGTTCTGCCCATGACTTATCATATGACATTTCAGCATCAATCCATGCACAGACCTTACCCTCTTTTTGTGCTAGGGCAATTGTTTGAAGACATACGGATGATTTTGCTGAAGACTTTGAGCCCCAAATGAGGACCTGCCTACCATAAGGCAAGCCCCCATTCAGTGCACGGTTTAGTCCATAACTTGGTGTTGGCTGAAATTCAGTTTCTGGCACAGCATCTCCAACCATAATGTTTTTTCTCAACTTAGGGTTTAGCTGTGCTAGAACATCCTCAACAGTTACGGTCATTAATTTGCTCCATTTTTCAACTCAGAGAGTCTCTCAATATCAAAGCCTTGCCAAACATGTGTGTCTGACTCAACAATTGGTGCTGAACGGAATCCCATATCGATAAATCTCTTAAGGTCATCCTGGTGTTCTGCGAATGGTTTTACTTCATATTCAATACCTGCATTATCTAGGTATCTCTTAGTCTGCTCACACTGGTTGCAGTTTTCATTTGTATAAATTTTAATCATTAGAATTTTACTCCGTGTCTTTCTGGTCTAGTTTTATTGAAATTGGTTTTCTTTTCCATAGCATAATCTAAGGAAGTCTTAGTATAACCATTTTCTACAAGGCCTGCGTAGAGGTCAAAGGTACGGATTAGAATGTCTGCCATTTCATCAGCAATCTGATCTTCACCCTTGTCCTTACGGATAGCCTCCATTACTTCTACAGCTTCTGATACGATCATCATTAGCTGTTTTGTGATGAAAATATCATCAACATCTTCGGGCCAAAAGCCCTTTTCAACGGCAGTCTTGTGTAACTGTTCTGCCCAATCATCAAATTGCATGTACATCCTCCATTATTACTGTTCCGTCCTTGGTCTTCCCAAGGTCAAATTTATATGCCGTTCCCTCTTGAATCTTCATGTATGCCTTGGCAAACGCTGTAGGGAATACTGTTACTGGATGCAAATCTCGTGATGCATCAGCAAGTGTTAATGTTGCCATCTTCTTGCCAGCCTTGGTAATACGTGGCTTAAAAGATACAACAAACATCTCTTCATCCTTATATGGCAACTGTTTATAATTCAAATACTTTATGAGTGCCGAATCAATCTTACCAACCTCATCAATCTGGATGGCCTCAGTAATGCGATTATCGCTAGCCAAAATAAGATATGTCTTTCCAGTTTCGATTGCAGACTGCTCTTCATCAAAAATACCTACACTTCCAGTCTTGTCTAGAATCTCAACACGTGACCAACCCTTGCCTCGCTTAATACCCTTTACCATACCCATAAGAATGAATGAGCCTTTCTCTTCAAACTCTTCTACATCGCTAATGAAAGCATGGTAGTGTTGTGGTACAGAAATATTAAACTCTGGCAGATTTAGATATTCGTATAGATTTTCTTTAATCTCTTGATCATTACGTGGATTATCTTGGAATGTTGCAGCACCAACTACACGCATAGACTGCAATGCACGACTGTTAACTCCATTACCCTTTGTAAAGGTAAACTCTTCAAGCTCTTTATACGAATTGAATGGACGTGCAGCCATGTACTTGCTTGCAATGTTATCAGATATATACTTAATTCCAGTTAGTCCAAATCGAATACCTTTGCCCTCAATCTTAAAGTCAGCATCTGAGTCATTAACATGTGGTAGCTTTACAGGAATTCCCATACGCTTTGTTTCGATTAGATATTCTGTACGTGCATCTTTGTCCTTCTCATTCTTGAGAATTGAGTACATAAACTCTAGAGGATAGTGATACTTTAGCCATGCTGTCCAGTACGAAAGTGTTGAATATGCTACAGCGTGAGATTTATTGAATGAGTATCCAGCGTGAGCCTCAAAGTCATGCCATAGTTCTATTGCAGCATTTGGACTGATAAACTTAGATGCACCCTCTACGAACTTATCCTTAAACTGATCAAATTCCTTAGCATCCTTCTTCTTACCAATGATCTTACGAACCTTGTCAGCCTCAGCCATTGTCATGCCACCAAGTTCTGTACAAGCCTGCATTACCTGCTCCTGATATAGAATACAGCCATATGTTTCAGCAGTAAATGCCTTCATGACTTGGTGATGATAGTCAATATTCTGACGACCATGCTTACGAGCAATATAGTCCTTACCAATAGTATTCATAGCACCTGGACGAACGAGAGCATTTGATGCTGCTAGCTCTGACAAATTCTTTACACCCATCTTAATCAATAGATTGGTATATGGTGTAGCTTCACATTGGAACACACCCTTTGTGTATCCATCGGAGAGCATCTGATAAACATTCTTATCATCCATATCTACTGATAAAAGATCAATCTTCTTATCATGACGTTCTTCAATAATATTAAGTGTATCCTTAAGAACAGACAGAGTCTTTAGGCCAAGTGCATCAATCTTAATTAGACCAATACGTTCTGCTTCTTCCATGTCTACTGCTACAACAGGGATGCGTTCCTTATTCCCTGGAGAAGTACGAGTCTCTAGTGGTGCAAACTTGAAGATAGGCTGCTTAGATGTTACAACACCTGCAGCGTGAATACCAGTACCACGAATACGACCACGCAACAAATCTCCATAAGTTTCAATCTCAGGATACTTTTCACGGAACCATGCTGACTGCTTTGATGTACAATAGTCATCCCAGTCATCAACAACTTTAAGAACCTTATTAACATCTGGCAGTGGTACATTCAGTGTACGTGCAATATCACGAACCATTCCCTTTCCACGGAACTGCAGGAATGTTGCAATAGAGGCAACGTGCTTATATTGGCGAACAAGATAATCTTTAACTTCTTCACGTCGTGAATCTTGAATGTCTGTGTCAATATCAGGGAAGTCATTACGTTCTGGATTAATAAAACGGAAGAATAGGAGACCATGTTCGATTGGGTCAATGTCTGTGATGCCTAGAGCATAGCAAAGCAATGAACCAGCTGCAGAGCCACGGCCTGGTCCCACCATGATACCTTCCTTCTTAGCCCATGAAATCATAGAGCGTACAACTAGGAAGTATGGACCAAAATTCTTGTCGCTAATAACCTTTAGCTCTTCTTCAAGTCGATCAAGGTATTCTTGAGACTCAAGATTTCGCTCTTTTAGGCCTTCTAGTGCTAGCTCACGCAATTCTTTATCAGGATTCTGATACTGTACTGGTAACAGGTCTAGATGGTCTTTAATCTTGTAGTCTTCAATCTTATTTACAATCTCACGAGTTGCCTCATACATATCCTCACGATCAATACCTTGAGCCTTCATAGCATTGTGCATTTCATCATCAGATAGTAGGTGAATCTCAAACTTATTAAATGACATCTGACGGTCAGCACCATATAGGTAATCAAGACGATCCATTAGATTATCATACTTCTTTGAACCTTCATAGGTTGCATCCTTCTCAACCTTATTAGAGTATGAGTTAAGAATTAGTTTAAGTTCTTGAATTTCCTTCTGTGAAGGATCTGAGTGGTGACAGTCTGGAGTTACCACAGGCTTTACGCCAAACTCATCTGCCAAATCAAGCAGTAGTTTGTTTACTTCTGGAGGGTTATGTGGCATTACCTCAATGTAATAATCGTCACCGAATGTTTTCTTAGCCCATTGAATATGCTCTTTTGCAACAGCAAGATTCTCTGCCTCAATTGCTTTAGCCAAGAATCCAGACAAGCATCCAGAAGTCACAATAAGACCATCCTTATACTTCTCAAGAACTTCCCAGTCAATACGTGGCTTCTTGTAGAATCCTTCAGTCCAAGCAATCTCATTTAGCTTGTTTAGGTTCTCAAGTCCCTTTGCGTTCTTTGCAAGGATAATAAGGTGGTTATAGTTAAGATCTAGAAGGTCATTCTTTTCCTTCTTGTCTGTGTGATCAAAGCGGTCTTTTGTAATATACCCTTCGATTCCAAGAATAGGTTTAATTCCTGCTTCCTTAGCAGCACGGTACATTTCTCTGTGACCAGATAGAGATCCATGGTCAGTGATTGCAATAGCTGGCATTCCCAGCTCTACAGCACGGTCCACATATTCTTGTGGAGTTGCAATACCATCAAATAGGCTGTAGTGTGTGTGTACGTGGAGACCAGCGTAGCTCATTTATTTCCTTTGTGTTTGTTAGTTATTATAAATTATTGCATATTTGTGACAGATTGTCAAGAGAGATAGAAGTGGGGGCAACCAAAGCTACCCCCACAACTAAATTAATTACCACTCAACGTTAGTGGATGTTACAGATGGAGTATCAAAACCAAAGTAGAAAGCTTCCTGCTCTGGATAAGGCACTTCACGAACAACCTTCTCTAGGTTGTGGAATTCGTAGTCGCCCCACTTGAATGGTTCTGTGTCAGGCTTGGTAGGAAGAAGAGTATAGTTGGTTTCAGTTCCCTGACCATTACGCTTTAGCTTCCACTCAAGATTAGAAACAGATCCTGTCTCAAGTGCGTATTCACGAATTGTGTTGAATGCTGATTGCTTAGTAACACCCTGTGACCAAACGGCAATGTATGGTGCTTCTAGTGCATCATCAACTAGAACGTTGCAATAGAAACGAAGCTTAGCTCTCCAGCCAGCCTTTGGCTCCTTACGAGCCATTTCACATGCAAAGCAGCGACCTTCAGTTTCCATAGTACATGCAGCCATACGCTTGTAGTCCTTTGGATTTGTGTGCTGTGCGATTACTACAGAAAGGCCACGAGCCTCATCGTAGTGTGCTGAGTCCTGATCCAGTTCCTCTACGAAACGGATCTTAGCAGCTTGACCATCTGCAAGCTTTACCCAGCGAACCTTTGTTGCTGTACCTTCGAATTTTGGCTTGTCAAGGATTGCATTGATATCCTTTAGCCCTTTAATTACACCCATGGTGTTCTCCTTATTGTTTGTTGTTGTATCAGTTTAGCATAGCCATGATTGATTTGTCAAATGACATATCTAGCTTTTTTATGTCTTCATCACTCATATCGCCAATATCTTTATATCTGCTATCTAACTTAATTACAGTGACAGAAGATCCAAGATTTTCAACAATCTTATTCTTCATATTGCCACCTGCCTCATCATTATCTGCAACTACAAAAATAGAGTTGAAGTATTTGCGAAGAAGTTCTATTTGTTTATTTGAGACGTTAGCACCAAGGGTTGCAACAGCAGGAAGACCAACCTGGTCCAACCGTATTGCATCAAATGATGACTCAACGACGTACACCCTATTAGATGTTTTTACTCTATGTAGGTTAAACAAAACTTTTGATTTTGGAAGGCCAGGAGTATTCTTAAAATCCTTGCCTTCGATTGATCTACCAACGAATCCTACTTCCATTCCATCTGGAGCAGATACTGGTATAGTAACCATATCTTGCTTCTCTGAAAATCCTAGCATAAATTTTTTGACAGATGAATCTGTAATTGAGCGACCTGCAAAATATTGCATAGCTCTGTGAGAATCTAGTGCTTGAATATTTAATCTTTTAATTAATACCTGATCATACTGGGTATAGTCAGGAACGCTAATAAGCTTTTTCTCAATATCATTGGTGATTGATGAGAGACCCTCTCTTGACTTAATGAAACGAGCAGACTCAAAATATGTACGATTAGTTGTATGCATAACAAGTTCTACCAAGTCTGCGATGTGGTGACATGAAAAGCAAAAGAATTTTCCAGTGTTCTTGTCTACTTCGCCAGCAGGTGTGCGATTATTTGCATGGAATGGACAAAAAATGATGTAGTCAGTATCTACCTCTTTTTCAATTGTCAATCCAGAACCAATTAGGACTTTTTTAATCTGATCAGTGGTATACATTACTGTCCTTCAAAATCCTTATAGCGGTAGTATCCTCTATCAAAGTCTGCCTGTACCATAAATTCACCCATAAATCCATTACGGTTCTTACGGAAGACACACTCAATAATGTCAGAATTAGTTCCACGACCTAGTGCTAGCACCCAGTCAGCATCATAAGCAATCTGACGTGACCAAGCAGTCTGTCCAAGTGTAGGAACAGTATCAAGTTTAGTTACATCATCAGGAGTAGCTGATGAGATAGCAATAATTGGAACTTCTTCGCTGATAGCCATAAGCTTTAGCTCACGAGATAGGTTCTTCATACGTACCGTTTCAGAATCCGCCTTCTGATTTGGCGACATTAGCTGTAGATAATCAACTACTACAAAGTCTGGCTTATATTGATCAATCTTTCCACGAAGAACTGAGGGAGTTACGTCTCCACCAGAATCATTAGAGATGATGTGGAACTCTGGCTTTCCCTGCAAATTCTTCTCGTGCCACATCTTTAGGTCACTAATCTCAATCTGACCAGAAGAAAGTTTTCTATGAGACCAAAGACCTTCACCCATAATTGCGAACACACGGTTGCGAACTTCTGTCTCACTCATTTCAAGTGATACGATCATTGGAGACTTGCCCTGCTTCCATGCTTGTACAGCAAAGTAAAGGGATAGCCATGACTTTCCAATACCTGGATATGCAAGAAATACTCCAAGTTGTCCTGGCATAATTCCTGCAGGAAGATAGTTATCAAATCCTGGAAGACCAGTCTTAATACCAGTAGTGCCAAGTGCAGCCTGTTTTTGCACATTCTCATAGTAAGCAACGGCAGAATCAACATCCGTAACATCAATATCACGGATAGCAGCAGTATTCTTGCGTAGCTCTGATGTCTTTGAAATAAGACTTTCCAAAGCCTCTAGACCCTTGTCTGCCTGAACATCTGCAGCAGCATTACGGATAATATCTTTGAGACTATCATTCATGTACTCTGCTTGAAGCTCTTCTAGGTGATGCTTAGTTGCACCAACACCTTCTACTGGAGAAAAGTCTCTAAACTTATCAACTACCAATGATGCAGGAGGAACAGATCCATTATTTTCAAAGTATAGACGAATGAAATTCCAGATGTCTTTATGTGTCTTCAAAATGTTCTCTACGTTGGCCTGTAAAAGAACATGCATCTGTTTGTCAGCAAGAACGGCAGAGATTACCTTTGATTCTGTGTTATTCACTTAGCCACTTCCTTGCCATTTCTCTTCGTTGTTTTCTTTCTTCTTCGTCTGTTTTATGTTGTGCTTGTTTATCAATTATATCATGTGCATAATTTGCGAAATATTTCCATGTTGGATTTTGTGCAACAGTAAAATAGTATTCTAGTAAATCATAACATGCTGGCATGCCATACGACTCAATAAGGGCATCAGCTGCCCATTGTTCAACATTTAGATTTAAAGAAGGCTTCTGCTCAAATCGCAATGTGTGCAATTTAGAGTAACGACTGAGCAAAGCCATTCGGTCTTTGCGTTCAGCCATTATTCGACTTCAGACTTTGCTTCTGTAACTTTTTCAGCAAGCTTTGTCTCTACAAAAGAGTAGACACGGTCAAAGGCCTCATTAATGCTTTCACCTTCACGCTTGTTATCAATAACATTGAGATCAATCCTCAATGACTGGAAGTTCCCTAGATTAAGTGTATAACCTAGTGTTACTCCTACTTTAGTGTTTTCGTTTTCCATACCCGTTTTCCTTACTAGATGGATTCAGACCATACTGGGATGAACCTACCATCTTCTGTTTTTGTATATGTAAGTATACCATCTCCCATACGCCTTGTCAACTCCTGGCGTGTTGGGGTGATATTATTCGTTATTAACTTATCCTTACGTGGACCACCAATGTGGTACGAAGCTAGTATATCACGAAGTTCAAAAACTTGCGACTCAGAGTAGTAAGACCTTACCTGAAAACCCGTTCTACCGCCCTTCTGTGACCCCATGGCAGGTGGAACTATGCCTCGGCGGACTAATGACGGCATGTACTTCTTATGTCTGTTAACTAGACTAGCAGTCTCTCCAACCGTGAAGGCTCTTTCTCTATTTTTCTTAAAATCACTAATAAGACAGCTTTCAATTCTATCTTGTGTAATATTATAAACAGACATTATTCCATTTGATCTGTTTAGGTGGTGTACACGAACCAAGTCACCATTTAGAAAATATACCTTTTTGTTACCAGGTATTACTGGAGCATTGTTATAATCTTCACGGGATAGCTGTCCCAATCTATGTGCTCTAGGCTTTTTATGCATTTCACTAATTCGGTATTCCTATGATAATTAGGTTTAGCCCAACAGATAAGCTTCCTGAACCAGAAAAGATTACAGTTCCATTTACCTGATTTTGTCCAACAGACTTGATCATAACACTAACTCCAGTTCCTGCATCTGATCCAGATACTGTTACTGGTGTTGCAGTCACAACTGGTGGATATTTAAAGTATGATGGGAATTGATACGACCATGGAACAGATGTTCCTGCAGCAACGTTACCATTAGATACTTCGGTGTATCCTCCAACAAAGCATGCCTCGGATGTCTTTACAGTCTGATTACCTGCACTTGGTGTGTTGATAGTTGTTAGCTTCATTGTTGGTGAGTCAGAAACTCTTCCAGCTAATGTATTGATTGCATTAGCTAATTCTAGTAAATAGGTAGCATCGATTGGCTGACCTGCACTTGGTGTTCTTATTATATTTGCCATTTTTTCTCCTATTACATTATACCATTAAAGGTCTTGGCTGCCCTCGTAGATTTTTACTAAATTGGTTGATCCAGTAGAAGCAGCTTTTGAATAGGTTGCTGCCTGAACTAGAATGTAGATCTTAGTGTGTCCTTGATCAGGGATTATTGAGTAATTATTTGCAGATGTTCTTCCATGAAAAACATATGGATCAGATGTATCATACCTAACAAAAATGTCATGAGAATTAAGATGGTTTGTGTTTTGCCATGTGATATCAACAACGCCATTAGCTAATCTAATTACTCCTGAAACAACAACCACTGGTTCAGCATTTACCTTATACATTGGGGACCAATCTGACACAGAAACAGTATTCTGAACAACCCTATACTTAACATAATATTGATTATTATTATCAACAAGTGGAAGCTCTGATTTGTTAATTATGCTCTTTTTGTTAGACATTAAACATCCATCCCAAACCTAAACTCAATGTAGTTTGTGGTATTCTCTAGCTTTTTTACTGTAGCAGAGTCTGATGTTTTAACAACAGAATATGCTGTTAGTCCATATAGAGGATTTATTGTCTGTGTGTTTTCAAGCCTTAGTGCATCTAAACCAATATAAAACAGGTCTGTTGGACCATCTGTATCACTAACAGATGCATATACTCTTACTGCCTTTACCTGTGACCAAGAGAAGTTGGCTGATGTAATAAGCTCACTAATCTTTTTTGATACAACGAAATATCTATTTGTTATAAAATTGTAATCATCTGCAGATAAATGAATTTCCATTTTAGCAGACTCAGCATTTGTAGAGTCATCAACAGAGAACTCAACGACGATATTCACTTCTTCTGGAATATCGGCCTCAGCACCTCTTGTATTAATTACTGAGAATGCAAGTCTAATTTCGTCTGCTGGTGAATTTTTATCTAAATTTAAACCAGAGATAGCAAGGTGGATATGGTCTCCAGACTCAACTGTAATTCTTTTTGTTGAATTATTGTATGATAGGTCTGCTGTATTGCCACGAATTGCAACAATATTATTTAGATATCTACATGTCTCATATCTATCAACTCTAACCTTGTTGGCAAATAGGGTGTTTGTTGCGTTAGTATGGAATACCTTACAATCTTTTGATACGCCATCAACTGTATACGTACCCTCAATTAAGTTTGCTGTATTTGGATCAAGTGGTGTATAGATGGTTGGAATTCTATCAATTGATGAACCATGATATTGCCAATTTTCTGATTGTGAAAATGAGTAAAGAGTTCTACTATCATATGCCCCTGCATCTGGATTAGACTGTGCAGGGAACACGCCAATCTCTGTAATCTCATATCTTTCTTCAGTTGGCAACTCAGCAGTAAAAATAATATCTGTGAAATAAGTTTTAGCTACTCCACCAGATGTATATGAGTCTGTTATATTTGAGCCTACAGAAAAAGTAGTAGATGATGCCTCAAGGATGGTAGCTGCTTCTGTATTTAGTGATAATGGTGTAATGCCACTTATTGTAACCGTGTCACCAGCAACGAAATCATTATTTGCAGTATAGGTAATTATCCCATTGCTATGTGATGCACCAGTAATTGTAGCATTTCCAGATTCTTCTGTCAAGTACCCCTTTGAGATAATTGGAACACGGAACATTTCAAACTCTAAATTATTCTTAATTCTATGTTCCTCATTGTCTGCTTGAGAAACACTAGTATTGCTATCGTATGGTGTTGGACCACACCCAAGTGCAATATATGCAGCATACGAAGTTGATTGTCCAACCATGTATTTTGTTAAAAGCTGCTTTCCTTTATTAGTTATCATATCATTTACCTCAATATATTATATCATCCGTAATAGCTGACTCAAAGCCTATCTGAACCTGCATTGTATTGTCTATATTTGTTAGCTCAACAACTATATTGCCACTGGCATCTAGATATACTGGACGATTTAGTCCAGAAGGATCGTCTGTAGTATCTGGAATAAACTTATGTCTTTTAAGAGGATACTTATTAAAAAGTTGCTCTGATGTATTCTGCAAGGCAATAAGATTAGCTGCACCATAGATTGTCTCAATTTTTGCCAAATTAGATATTTGTTGATATTTAATATCTATCCCATTAAGCAAATCATGTCTAGCTATGGATAGAATTTCTGTACCGCCAATATCCTCAAACAGTAGGTCAGCCATTGCATCCATTGGAAGTACTTCATCATTAACAAGAATAATATCTGGTCTGGCTGGCTTTACGGCTGGATCTGAGGTTGCAGGAGTTGCTGGTGCAACATTTGGAACTGCACTGCCCCCACCACCTGCAGATGATGAGCTACTAGAAGATGATGAAGATGAGCTACTAGATGAATTATTATTTGATCCATCATCTTGAGTATCCAATGCCTGCTTATCTTTATTTTCTGGTGTTGGATTTTGGTTTGACGATACTGGTGGGCCAATATTCAAAATTGCTTTTTCTGCAGCAGTCAAAGTCTGTCCACCAGTTAATTTTCTTAAAGCTGCTGCTGATTCTTCATATACTTTTGCCTGGGCAGCTTTCTTTTCAGCTGCTGCAGCCTGTGCTGCCAGTCGCTTTGTTTCGACTTCATCTTGGCTGTATGCTCCAGTTGGACTAAGACCAAGCAAAGACTTTTCAGCAGGTGTCATAGTTATACCACTCTGAAGTTTTCTTAAGGCTTCTCTTGAGTCAACTGCCATATTAAATTACCTCGCTCACGAATACTTGTGATGATGGACCATCTGGTGTAACACTATACTCTATATGATATACAACAAATTTCTTTTTTCTATCTACAAGCTGGTCAACTCCAGCATCATCAGTCCAAAATACCTGAACAATATCACCAAGTTGTAGAACAGATCCTGCAAATACAGATAATCCTAATTGCTTGCGTGGCTTCATCGTTTTGGCAACTAGCCAACCCATAAGCGATCTTGCAGAATCTTCATTCTGAATATATTTTGATGTTAGTGAGAATTCATTTGTTCCATATGCTGCACGACTAGCCTTAATATCAAAGTATTCTTTTTCTACCTTATATGGAGAATTGGTTCCTGATATAATTCCATCAACATTAGAAAAATCACTATTGTACTTATAATAATCATCTACAGTTAGCTTTCTATCTGAATTTTGAGTGAATGTCACACCCTGAATTCTTAAATAGTTTCCAGTAGTTTCATCAAGACTGATTGCGGTGTCTGTGTGATTAAATACTAGGAATTCTGCACCGTAGGCATTTGGAAGGAATCCTGAAACTGTATACCCCTTAAGCCTACTTGGTGTTGGAGAAATCTTTGCACTTAGTGCTGGAAAAGCCTTATCATATTTAATGTTAAAATATGCAGCTTCACGCATTATTGTTCCGAATTCGTCAAAGTACATATCATAGGCTGGGCCTTGTTGACTACTAATATCAGATAGGTATGTTTTCTGAATAGTACCGCTCATTGCATATTTTCTCATTGATTCTGATATATCTACAATATCATCATTAAAAATAGAATTAATTGGTGTACCAAGGTTAGCAGAAGAATCTGATGAGTACTTCTTAGAAATAGCAGAAATATTTTCAAACATAGCTCTTGATGTTCCACGAACAAAAGGTGCAATATTTTGATATGCTGGAAGCGGATCATTATCATCTACAATTGCAACATTCTGATTATTAATATATAGATGGAATCTTCTTATTCCATTTTTTGCAATATCTTCATATTCAACAGCGATGTCGTATACTGTTGGATTTTGACTTCCTGCTATACGTGATTGGCCAGTGAAATCTCCAGAATCAACTAGAATGTTTGCAGTCCCAGACCAGAGTCTTACTGGTACAGCAGCACCACTAGATGATGACTTAATTTTATAAAACATTACATTATTGAGTGTAATATCATCTTTGCCAGTTGCACTGTCATTGGTTAATGCCATTATCTCAAAATAATATCCTACATTGGTAGATGAGTTAAGCATTACAGCTAATCCTGCAGATGATCCACCTATCTGTCCATTATCGTAATAGCCCATAGATCCAATTGGTGACTGAATCTTATTTGTACCCTTTTCTGGTCTGCCAATAATTCTTAGTCTTGTGCTAAAGTGTGCATATGGCCTATTCAGTGATTTAGGTACATAACTAATATAATCTGTTGCTTTTGTATCTGCTGTGAAGGTTGGGCCTTCCATTACTAGTGCAGATGACTGAACTGTTCCAACCTCAGTGGCCTTTAGTTGATTTATTTTTGCATCTGTCTTATATGTACCACTTAAAGAATTTCTAATAATTCCATTTCGTGAACATGTTACTACCTTGGCATTTTCAATACCTGCAGCACCCACAGATAGTGTCTTACTTTTTGCAGTTGCTTGTGCTTCATCAAAAGATATCAGGTCTGTAAATGACATTGAGCATCCACGAGTTGGATTTGCCCCATCAGCATTTGACCATTCATTACCTAATCCAGCACTATGTGAAACAATTGGTGTGCCAAATTGACCACGCCCATGCTTTTCTACAGCACCATCTTTAAACCTAACAATACCATTTACAGTTTCATACTTTGGCTCACAATATATTCTGACTCTTCCTGTTGGAAACATTGCTCCACCAAACTTGAGTTCTTGGAAGTAATTAGAATATTCTTGTGTATCCTGAATCCACACTGTTGAGGCTTTTCCAGTTATTGCATATTCAACTGCATCATATTTTATTATTTCTCCATTAGCAAAGAAGTATCCATTGTATCTAGATAAGAAATAAGAGCCTTCTGCAAAATCAATAATATTATTAATTATAGAATTATTTACAACTGTTGGAATTGAGTCAGATAAATTGGAGTTTAGTGGAATTGCAGAAAGAGTATAAGATGATGAATTTGTCATCTGACCATTTTGAGACTTTGTATTGAGAGATCCAGACGCTTCCCACAAAAGAGCAGGCTTATAAAACCATGTCTTATCTCTATCAATAAAGAATGCCTGCTTAACGGAGCCATATGATCTCTGAATATATTTCTCCTGAAAGCTTATGCTTCCGCCATTAAAGACCTTAGACTCTTGAGAAGATATAGACTCAATGTTAGCATCTATAAGATTAGTCTTTTCTCCACTCAGAATCATTGATGTATCTCTTGATGGTGTTGAGTCTGGTAGCATATACCCCTTTGACATGACAATAAGGTTATTTTCTTCATCAAAGAATATTGCAGATTGTGATGATACCGCCAGGTCTTGAAGAACTTGCATAATAGATTGATCACTATTTGTATAGAAATATGGAATTGTTAGTTCTGTCTCTCCATCCATTCTTAAAAATTTGTAGTTTGAAAAACCAACATAATCTAATAATGTTGAAATAGCCACACTTAAAGATACATCAACAAGCAATATCTCTGGAGCCATTGATTGTTCAAACAGGAATGTCAAATCTCTTAGGTCAAATGATACATCTCTTGTATTGGCATCAACAGTAGGTCTATTTGACGAGTATAAAGTTTTAATCGGAATAAGATATTTTGACCCAGAATTATCTGTAATTTGCTCATATACCATAAATTTAATCATTTGATCTAGATATGGTGCAATCACACTTAGCTTATTATTCTCATTAAAGATTTCATCATAGTCAAATAGACTAATCTTTCCGACAGATGCAAGTAGCTGTCCTACTGGCAATCCACCATTACCTAGATCAGAAAGAGTCTTTGTAACATTTGCAGACTCTGTCATATTGGTGAAGTCCATGACTAGTCTTGGTGACATTTCAATTAGGTCAAAGGATGCACCATTAGTCTTCATTTGATCTACAACCACACGAATACCACGAATGTGCTGATACTTAGAATGTCTCTTTTTTCCAGTCATTGAATCAATAAAGTATGTTGCTGATTCTGTAGATGTTACAGTGTTTCTAAAATCAAGCACTTCAGAGTTAGATAGTGACCATCCGTACTGAACTGCAAATTTGCGATATCCAGCAGATGTATATATAAAGAAATTTCCAGATTCATTATCTGATGTTTTTACCAAATATGTACTACCAACTTCTGGAGAGGTTGGAAGCATTTGTTCTGAAATCAATGTTTTCTTATAATTAAAAATAGCATCATAATCTTTTGGAATAATAGCACCATAATATAATTCTACATAACCATCTGGACCAACTACTGGAGAACCATCATTTCTAACACTAAAAGGATTAAAGGATGCTGCGTCCACCCAAGTATCATTCTCATCAAGGTATTGAATTCTCCATAGACTTGGTGTCTTACTATTCTGTTCACCATAGAATGGGTCATTTAGTTGCCCACCAGAATTTGATACAAATGGGCCCTGATTAATTGATCCAATATGAGTTTGCATTTTTACAACTATTCTATTTGCAGGAACACTATTAGAATAAACAATAAAAGGGGCTGCATCATCAATATGATACACGCTATCTAGTGGATAGGAGACACCACGTCTAATACCCTCTGTTCTGTCTGATGTCCAATATTTAAATGGATCATTTCTTGTTGCCATGTAATAACGTGGTCGCTTAGCCATGTCTTTATTGCTGTGATGAAAATATCCAGTAAATGCTTTTGCTTTATTGATACCAGAGCGTGGTCTAAACTTATTAAAACAATCTTCAAGTGAGAATAAGAACTTTGTCTGATCTTTTGGTGGAGTAAACAGTAATGGCCGATTGCTATTACTTACACCACCATCAATAGTTATGTCTGCATCTGTAGCTCCAGTATAAAAATTACCAGAATCATATTTATCATATGTAGATAGAATTGTTTTATATACAGATGTGCTATCTGTTGGGCGATGTCTATAGTTTCCCATTCTTTCAAAGTTTTGTGGAATATTCATATTCCATTCAGCAAATATCGATGACGATACGCTAATATTTGAAGATTTTTCTAGATGTGCTAGAAGATTTTTATTACCAAACATTATACCTCTTCTAGCGAGATAGAGATATTCCAGAGATCATGATTGCCACCACGTTTAACAACATCGTAATCAAATGATGATACATACATCTCTAGTGCCTGTGGATATTCTGCAATTCTTTCATACCTCTCGCTATCCTTGGCAAATTCATTATACTTGTCATATGATAGGTATACCCAGAAAGACCCTTGATTGTTTTCATACCACTCAACAATATCTACTCCTCCTGCACCACCATCACTTGTTATTTTTTGTGATGCAACCAAGTTTGAGTCTGGCTTACCCGTTGCAGTATCAAAGCTTGGATATGTTGCAAATCCTCTTGATGGAAGAAGGTTCCATGAGACAGAGATATTCATCTTATCTGCAATATGATATGAACGCATCTGTCCATTAACCATACGCTTACGTGTCTGAATTCTATTTGTTTTAAAAGCCAGTGGCTGTCTATTATCATCTGATAATATCAAAAACTGATCTTGTAGAGATTCTGCTGTATTAGCTGGAACAGCATCATTCATTTCAAGACCGTATGGTACATACTTGCCATTTATGATTAGTGGTTCATTCTTAGACCACATCATTGCATGTGGGCGTGAGTATTGCTTACGTCCAGCTATATATGCATTTGTAGCCATTAAATTCTAACTCCTCTAATCTTTTGTGAATCTACCGCTCTAATTCTGCCCATTACTGTATTTGCGATGTCTTGTGCACCTGCATTACCGTTTGCAGAGTTAACAGTTATACTATAATTATACACTGAAGAATTGTTAACATTAGACTTATTAGTTGCATTAATTCTAGGTGCTGGAGAGTTTCCAGGTGTACGGTGTACTGGGGCAGATAGTGAAGGAACGTAGCTTCCGCTATTTAGTGCCTTCATCATTCCAATTCCATACTTGCTTACAGAAGCCTTATTCATTACAAACTCTCCAGGTGTTAGCATAGCTGGCACTGTATCTGTTCCAGATGATTGCCAGTTAATCAAACCACCGAAGGCTTTCTTAATAACATTAACAGTTTGTCCTGGATAGATTAGGTTTGGATTAGAGATTTGTGGATTGGCCTTAATGATTTCAGCAGTTGTCATTCCATTCTTAGCTGCAAGACCAGACAAGGTATCTCCAGACTTTACAGTAACAGTGCCCTTTGTTCCAGTTCCAGTAGAACCTGTTCCAGTAGAACCAGATGCTGCTGGAGCAGATCCATTAGTAACTGTATTAATTACGTGTGTTGTTGTAATAGTTGTATTTAGACTATTCCAAGCAGCGACAAGACTGTTAGCAGTTCCAAGTGCTTTATCAATTTGCTCCTTGTACTTTTCAGAATTTGTACGTGCAGTATCAACCTTGCTCTTAATCTGCTCCCATTCATCCTTGTTCTTTCCAAGTACTGTGATGCTATCTGTAGCTGCCTTAAGCTTCATCTCTGCCTGTCTTCTTGCTTCTTCGGCTGGTTTTAGAATGTTTTCTTCTTCAGCAAAAATTTGCTTCTTTAGGTCTAGAATTGATGCTTCAAGCTGTGCTCTAGTTCTTCCGTTTGAATCTGTAAGTGCAGCTAGCTCAGCCTGCTTTGCAGTATCCATAGCTTGCTTTTGAGATTCCATGGCTGCTGATGCATCTGATGCTCTCTTATCTTCAATTGCCTTAGCAGCTGCAGCAATATCACCTTGGGTTATAGCGTCAGCAATGGTAAGTTGCTCTTTATTTTGACGTGTTATAGCATCATTTGCTTTTTGAATCTTATCAAGTGCTTGGCTTCTTGCTTCGTACTTTTTGTTTACTTCATCTTCTTTCCAGGAGATTTCTGTAATGCCAGCATTGAATTTATTCATCTGGTTATTCATACCAGCTATCTTGTTTTGTGAAGTTTCAATTGCTTTATCAATTTCCTTCATATTTACAAGTGTGCCATTTTTACCGCTTAGATTTGTTCCAAGCTTAAAGTCTAGCTGGATTGCATTTTCTTGTGCAGAGAACTTCTCTTGAATTTTACTATACATATCATCAAAGACTGATTGCATTCCTTCTGGAGTAGCCATCTTAATCTGAAGTTGAATATCTGCATTTGCACGGACCTTCTTTAATGCTTCAGCAAGTTGTTCTGCATTTACCTTTCCAGCCTTAAAGCTAGCAACTAAATTCTCATTACCCATTAATTGATCAATCTCAGCTGCAGAAGCTCCAGTTTTTGCAAGAGCAGTTGCCATTGCAGCTTGATTCTTAAGCTTTTCTTTTTCCACATTCATTTCTGCTGAGAAATTATTATATCCATTTTTAGCTCTAGCAGCAGCAACAGCCTTAGCAGCATCAGCTAATTGCTTTAATTGCTTAGCTGTCTTTGCAGCAGCAACACCAGCAGCAATAGTTGGATCTTGGGCCATCTCAAAAGCAGTTGCCATATCAACACCAGCTTTTTTCAATTTAGTATAAGCACTAAGTGAGTTTACAATCTCAGCTTTCTGTTGCTTTAGTGAATCAACTGCATCCTTAAATGGATTTGCCTTTGTGCTGCCACCAGATGAGCTAATCTTGCTCCACTCACTGTTTGCCTTTAAGAATGCTGCTAAACCTTCAATATCTTTTGCAGTCCCCTTAGCAATAATAGCTGCTCTAATAGTTTCATCATTTGAAGCAGCAAGAGCATCAGCTGCCGAATATCCTGCATCTATCAACATATGATAAGCGTCAATCTGCTCTTGAAGCCCTTGTGTTTTTGCCTTAAGATATACAGCACTTGCATCAACAGCTTGCTTCTTTACTTCTGCTGCACGTGCCTTATCTGTATCTCTAGCAAGCTTTCCATATGATGCACCAAGAACTGAAACTGCAGATGCACCCTTTTTAATCTTATTAACCTGACCCTCTGTAATTACACCACCAGCTGCAGTATATTGTGCCATATAAAGCTTATCTCTATAGTCTGTAATGTCCTTTGTCTGTTCCTTAAATGCTGGACCAAGTTGATCCTCAAGTACTGGGATAAACTTTGCTAATTGTTCATCAGATAACTTTTGGAATGGACCATAGATGCCATCTACTGTTTCAATAAGTTTATCAGCACTTATTGTCTGATCAGAAAATGCCTGGCTAATTGCTTGTGTTGAGGCAACTGTTTCAGATGCAGCTAGAGCCATTTCTTTTCTAATGTCATCGTTCATGCCCATTGCCTGGCCACCCTGCATACCGCCATATGCAGCAGACCATGATGACCCTCGTCCCGTATATGCAGGACCAGTGTTTGTCATATCTTGCACTGGTGGCTTGTAGTTCTTAAACGCTGTTGACAATGCATTTGCTGAAGTTTGTGCAGAATCTGTAATAGCCTTTGTTGATTCTGGATTTTTTGGATCAAAAATAGTTCCAATAATTTTACCAACATTAACTTTCTTAAGTTCTGGATTATTTTCAACAGAATCAATTAGGGTTCTAATTTGGGCACCGACTGCTTCTTTTGTAGCTCCAGCAGCATACATCTGACGTGCCTGACTTGAAAGAGCTCTTGTGGCCTGATTTGCAGAAGCATTACCCAAACCATTAATAGCTGCTCTATTTTCATCTTTAAACTTATTTAGTTTATCTTCTGTTGTATTACCCTCGTATACAGATAGCAGTTTATCTTTTGCACTAAGGGTCTTTGAGTCACCAGCAGCGACATCCTTTGTCCCAATACGTGCACCAAGGTCTACAGCCTTTGCAGGATCAAATCCAAAAGCATCGCCAATTTTCTGAAGCTTGTCTGATGTTAATAGAGCAGCATCTCCAAGACCAGTAATTTTTTCTTGAGCAATCTTTGCCTGTTCATTTAGGAACTTAAGTGCTTCGAAGGCTAGTAATGCTCCGCCAATCCATGGGATTGCTCTAGCAAATAATCCAGCTACGCCAGTCAGTCCCTTGCTAAAACCAAGAATAGATCCACCAAGATTTTTAAGTCCACTAAAGAATCCACCCTTGAATAATCCTGCTACCTGCTTGAATGAACCCAAGTTTGCTGCATTAGCTGCTGCAGTTACCATTTCACTCTTGCCAAGAAGCTGTGTTACGGATGTTAGTGTAAACATGGCATTAGATAGTGTTGAGATTACATTTCCAAGTGCCCCAAGATTTACTCCAAAACCCTGTAGCATAAACATTGCTGAGCTAATAGCTCCAGAAATACCCATCATCTTGCTTGATAATGTATTAAAGTGGTTTGCTATAAATCCTGATTCTTTTCCTGCATTTTCAAGTCCAGTAGTCAGTGTTTTTAGAACAGCAGGTGGAATTGCATCAACTGATCCAAATTTTCTTCTTGCTGCCTTTAGTTCTGGAGTAATAGTCATTCCTCCGTAAAGGTTTGATTTAGACGCAGCTGATTGTGCTAATGCATCCCCAGCTTGCTCTCCAACTTTTCTTGCTTCATCAATCTTTGACTTTGCACCAATCTTAAAACCTTCGCCAGTTTGTTCACCAATAATCTGAGCTTCTTGTGATGGTGATTGAATATCTAGTTGTTGCTTAGCACCTATCTGAATTCCCTCAGTTACAGATGTAGCAGCAGCTTCAGCAATCTGAATTCCTAGCTTATGAGCCTCTTGCTCAATCATCATTAAGCGTTTTCTCTTATCCTCTTCTTGGATAATAGCAGTTGCAGCAGATGGGTTCTGCTTCTTAATTGCATCAAATGCTGGAGTGTATCTTTCTGGAATATCTCTCTTAGATACACGTGGGAAATAAGACTGACTTGGATCTGGAGAATACTCTAGACCTGCCTCAAAGTTTTTACGGCGTTGTGCATCAGCTTTATAGAATGGACTTGCAGATGTTCTATCTGTTAAGCTTAATCTATTAAGTGAGTTTCCACCTTTTACATTTTTAATAGAAGATGCAAAACCACTAATCTGAGATAGTTCGCTATAGGCTTTCTTTAACTCTTCCTTACCCTTTTTAGCAGTTTTTAATACTGTTTCATATGCTTGCTGAATAACACCATCAAGATCTTCTCCAGTCATCAAAACATCATCACCAAATTGAGACAGACCCTTGTCTACCTGATCTGCCAACTCTGTCATTATGCTCTTTATGGTTTCTGGATCAACTCCGTTTCTTTGAAGCTGTGAGGCCATCATTCCATGTGCTTGTTCTCTTGAACCAGCAAACTCAGCCTTAACTGCAGCTGCACTAGCTGTTTGACCGCTACCAGATCTACCAAAAGCATTATTTAATGTTGCAGACATTGATACAACACGGTTATCATATACCTGGAATAGGTGGTCCATAACCTGTTCTGTTGTAACTCCAAGATTTTTAGCTTCGGCTTCAAGCTTTTTAAGTATTGCATTCCATAGGTTTGATCCCTTTTCTGCAAGTGCAAGCATATCTCTACCAGCCATCTGCTGGAATCCAGAGAAGTGTGCCTGCTCATATCCACCAGGACCTTGTCTGCTGTGCATTCTTTCGCCAGCAACTCCATTATCTTTATATCCAGGAATTTGAATCTTTTGTCCAGATAGAAGTGCAGCTACGATTCCAGGATTCTTATCAACAGTATCTACTGAAAGAACTACTTCTCCATTTGAAAGGTTTGCAGGAATAGCATCATCCTTCGGACCACCTGGTCCTTGAACGACCATTCCACCATCTGCAAAATTCTTTGCTTTTCCAGCACCTCTTGCTACAGACCCCTTTGCACCGCCAAATCTTGCCTGTGCAGCTGCAGCCTTATCAAGTGCATCTCTAAGCATAAAGATTGCACCAGCCTCAGACGTAAATGTCTGTGTAAGTTTGCTATGTACTTGATCAAGGTTTGCAGCAACTGTTGCAGCTTGTAATTGTTCTGCAGACATATACTGTGTCTGCAATCCTAAGTCTGTAGTTTCATTCTTTGCACCAGTAATAAAATTCTTAATTGCTAAGAATCCCTTAAGTCCGTTAGCAACAGCGTTAGCAATAAGACCAAATGTCATAATAAATACTGGAGCGATACCTCCAACAATACCGATAAGGGCTGTTATAAATCCTTTAGCACCATCAGACATGTTGTTGAATACATTAAGAATCTTTGTACCAAAATCAATAACTGGTGTAAGCATCTTCATAAACTGCTCACCAACAGGGGCCATGGCTGCATTAAACTTTTCAATAGCTGATTGGAATTTGTAGAGTGGTGACTGCTCTACCTGACCAAGTTCCTTACGTGAAATAGCAGCTAACTGTGCAGTAGTCATGTTTGTTAGCTCTAGAACCTTTTGTGCCTGAGTTCCTTCTGCTACAACGTTCTTGAATAGTGTTGACATACGAGCAAACTGGAACTTACCAAACAATTGTTCAATTGCCTGTGCTCTTGTTGTAGGATCTAGCTGATCAAGTGCTTTTCCAAACTCTGTAATTATTCCAGTTACATTGCCCTTGTTTTGATCAATAATTTCTTTTAAATTAATTCCCATTCCAAGTAACATATTCGATGCTTTTGCTGTAGGGTTAATTAATGATGCAAGACCAGACTTTAGAGCGTTAGCACCTTCAGATGCATTAATGCCACCCTCTTTCATAGCTGTCATAAAGAATGCGAGGTCTTCTACACTACCACCAAGTTGTTTAATAACTGGTCCAGCCTTTGGAATAGCTTCTGTTAAATCTTGAATATTTAATACTGTTTGGTTTTCAACACCGTTAAGGAAGTTTACTTTATTTGTAAGTTGGTCTGCTGAATATCCAAAAGCATTTGTAAGTGAGATAGTTGTCTCTAGTGCTTGCTGTTGGTCTACTCCACCAAGTACGCTTAGAATGCTTGCTTGGCTTACTTGTGCTAAAAGATCATTACCCTTTTTACCCATAGCAGCTGCATCAGCAGCTAGTTGCATTGTCGTATCTAATGCAACACCATATTTTGTAAATTCTAGTCCAAGTGTTCGAAGCTGTGTAATCATCTGATTAGCTTCTTCTGGCGTAGTCATAGAGTCGCCATACACACGCTTAAATCTAATTGATTGTTCTTCTAGTTTTTTAAATTCCTGTGCAGCTTTTGCACCAAAAATTGACAATGGAATTGTAAAACCAACCATGAGCTGACGACCAGCCCATTGTGTATTCTTACCAAAGTTGAGTAGGTTTGTAGATCCTTGCTTTAATACCTGATTAAAAATCTGTGTACGTTGTGCAGCAATTTGTGCTTTTGTTCCAAGATCATTAAGGTCAAGTGAAAGTGGTCTAATTGAGATTGCTTTTGTTGCACCATTTGCATCTTTTCCAAGAGAAACAAACTGTGTCTGAAGATCCTTAACACGTTCACGAGCAACTTTATTAACTGTATCAAATTCATTCTGGAACATTCTAGAAAATGACTTGCTTGATGCCATTCCATAACGGAAATATTCAGTGAGTGATAACTTATTTTTTTCTAGAGCTCTAGTGAAGTAATCTGTTGTTGTTCCAACAGTTTGGATACTGGCAGAAAATTTACCAGTAGCATTAATATCATCAATTAATGCTTTTTGAAGATTTTTTGCAACAAGTGCATTGGCCGTTGATGAACTGGCCATTTCTTTCTGAAAGGCTGATATCTGTGCCTGAAGAGCCTTAATAGACGCTAAAGCATTAGACGTATCTATGTTGACTTGTATGTTAGACTGGATATCAGCCATTCAAAAATTCCACCTCTGTTATCCTTGAAGTGAACTTAATCCTTGCCCACCAAGATCAGCTCCTGATGCTTCCTCAACGATTTTGTACACTGTTGGCAAATCTATATTCTCTTCTAGCTTTGCCTTATCCTCTGCAAGTTCTGGTGCATATTGCTGCATAGCAATCTGAACGCATTCCATCAGAAGATCGATTGATTTATCATTGTTGTCTGCTACCTTGGCTAGTCCTTCAAACTTCTTCATAAATTGACGAAGAAGGGACACTCGTAAAGGTCTGATCTCAATTGTGGTTCCATCAATAAGAGTGATTGTTTTCTTTTCCTGAGACACTGCTCCTCCTTAGAACATATACTGTGTATTGATATTATTATATCATAGGAACATGCTTATTTTTGGCGTAAATCTTCATAGTCTAGCCCCATACCAATTCCAAAGCCAGCTTTAGAAGCATTAGCTCCTTGATATGCCATTATGTCGTTAGAACTAGTAGCTTTACCACCACTGAATACCCTGGCTTTCATAGCTTCCCATGGATCCTCTTCTTCTTTTCCTCCACCGAGATCAACACCTTGTATAGCAGCAGTAAACTTCTTATCTTCAAAATCTTTATCACGTTTGGTTGTCAGGAGGGCTGTCATCTCTGGCATCGAAAGTGACATTTCTAAATCATCAAAGTCTTTCCAAATTCCTAATAAGAACAATTCTGATTCTATCTTAGCTAAGTCAAAGTTAGCCCAACTAGTTCCTTCTTCATCATCCTTGGCCTGCTGAGCTATATCTTCTACATCTGGATCAATCTTAATACCAGCAGATAAATAAAGAATTGACTTAATTGCAGCAAGATCAAATCTGTCTTCTACTTGCGATACTGTCTTTATTTCTGGATAAAATTGTTGTAGGGCTACCCTTGCACAATCAGACATAAAGGTAAGGGCCATCTCATCATTAACAGATTGCTTGAGGAAATCAAAAGATTCCATAAATTCTCTTAAGTACTTAACCTTGAGTGGATAGATCTCAATCTCTACCCCATCAATTGTGGATACAGTTCCCTTAGTATATACAGATGTTGCCATTAGACTATTATAGCAAAAATAAAACTGCCCCAGGAGAGTTTCCCAGGGCAGCTTTCTTTATTAAGTTATATTAGAATGTACGGTCTACGATTTTACCGTATGAACCGTTGTCATTTGGAAGTAGACGGAATGAAACGTCGAACTGTGTTGCTGCGTCACGCTTTGCTGCGACAGTTACGCTGTCGATTGAAAGTGCACGGTATGCAACATAAATTCTTTCCTCATCTGCTGCACAGTCACCTGTACCAGGTCCCACTGCAACCAATCCACGTTCTACTGGGCATTCGCCGAGTTCACCAGCTGATAGGTTGAGGGTCTGTAGGCCAGCACCTGAAGTAAGGTTTGTGTCCTTGCTCGCAAGAGCAAATAGCAAATTCTCAAGTGTAGCTTCAGCAAATGTGGTCTTCATGTTAACCTTCATGCCTTGCTTGAAAAGCTTAGCAGCGTCAAGAACCTGGTCAACCGCAACTTCTGCGAAGTCAGGCTGGAACTGTAGTTCAAGACCGTTTGAAGTATAACCGACGTTACGGTAATCTGAATCAGAAGATAGATCTTCCTTAGCAGACGATCCGCTTGTCCATGTTGGCAAATCTGCATCTGTTAGTGAGCCAGCTTCATATGTGAAGAGAGCTGCAGCACCTACGATGATGTTTGCGTTGGATCCACGTGTATATGCCATATTTTTTCACCTCTTATTTTATGGATAAGTGGGCTTTGTTTCCTCGTTATAAGTATACAGCCCTTTATGATATAATTACGATTTATGCCAGTCGTAATCAATAATTATTTTGTTTCCTGCATAGGTCCTGGCAGTACCAAAATTTACTATATCTCTAGTCTCTTGTAGCTGATAAATACGGATTTTGTGGAAAAACACTGGTAAAAAGTCTGTACCTAGAATACGAACTGTATTTCTCAACAATGGGACCGTTTTTTCTTCATCTTGCCACATTAAATTACCTTCATCATCTTTAAGCTGGATTGGGGTTCCAGCTGGTAATGTTTTTATCCAATTGTTTATATTTTGTGCTGACTCATCTTCCCTGTCTAATAGGTCTTGGACTACCTGGGTTGTTTCGATGAGATCTTCTGGATCCCCTGCCATTTTATAAAAATAATAAAGTAATTGCTCAGACTTAATATGTGGAAAGGGACCCTTTCTCATCTTGAGCATTCTATCAAATACAGCAAAAACTTCTGAAGATGCTGATGGGAATGTCTCAGTTAATGCTTCGATATCTGTTGGGCTTGTAGGGAAAAATTTAACTAGGCCATCTGAGAATCTTCCATCACCCAAATTTATTGGAATCTTTTCTGCTAAATATGCATTAATAAATGCTGGTGGATAGTGTATTGCCATTAATTATTAACTCCTGCTCTAGAAATCCATTCGTATCCTGCTTTAAGTCCAGCAGATTTTCCATTTGCCATCCCAACAGCCAAATACTTTTTATATAGTGTTGGCTCTTGTAGGTTTTCCATAATTCCACTAGCTCTTAAGAATGACTGTGTAAAGTAATTGCCAAAGAATGTATCCATCGTTTGTTCGAATCCACCCTCTACAAATTCACCACCTGGGTTAGTAATTGTTACTGGCTTTCTAGTAAACACAGTTTCCCCATCTACCTCAAAACGTAATGCTTTTTTCTTAGGAGTAATTGTTACTGGAATACCCTGTTCCATAATTCTTGCCTTGTCATAGAATGGTGATGAAGCACCTGATGCAGCAATTCTAGATTGTGTAAATGTAGCATCAATAGACAATCCTTGTCCATCGACTCTAGACTGTAACTCAAATAATCTTGACTCTGCATTTCCAGACATATTCCATTCATATACGTGATGAAGTAGTCTTTGATCAACTCTAGCCATTGAATCTATAAAATTTTCTAAATACTCAATTACTGATTTCCCAAGGTTATTCAAAAATGCTGCTTTACCTGACTCAACGCCTTCTACAAATCCGATAGAGTACTCTATAAGATTATTCATCTCTTTATTGAACTGTTTATTATCCCAGGAGATAGCAATACTCATTATACCTCTACCGCCTGGTTCTCTGATCTTCTAATTACAACCTTGTAATACTCCACATTTCCAAATGGACCAATAATCGGTTCCTGAGATGCAATTTCAAAAATAGTTGCTTTGTTAGCTCGTACACCAGATGTCTCCATATATAGACTATTGCCTAGATTATCTTTAATGTTACTAACCACAATATTTGTAAAAGATTGCCCTGTCTCTTGAGCACTTATTCTAATATCTGAACGAACACGACCAACAAGTACTAGATCTCTTGTTATACTTATATTAGGAACAATATCTTCTTGTGCAGGTCTAGCAAAAGATGCAAAATAGCAAGCAATAGTTTTATTATGAATCCATTGCTTCTTAACATTTCCATATGCCCCCTGCTCAACATTAGGGTAGAATATTTCTGCTGTCATTGGAAAAACAACATCTGTTTTTTCACATATAACAGCCATTATAGGACTCCGATTTTATGAATAGACTTCTTATACTTTTCAAGCATCTTGTCTACTATTGCATTACCTGTTCCCTCTAAGAATTTAGAATCAAATTGCATCTTGAATTGATCAGTGCTATATGAAGTAATATACTTTTCATAATAATTAAGTTTTCCACACTTGATATCTTCAATTAAAATTTTGACTGCTGCATCAACATCTTGTGGTATAGCACGATATCCCTCATCAAGCACAAATAGGTAATCATAGTTTAGTGGGAATGTTCCAACTCTAGAAAGACCAAATGCTAAATCTCCTCTAGCTGTAGGGAATTTAATTACTGATGATGCGACAGAACTTGTTTGTCCAGTTTCTACTCTAACAATAGCAGAGTTATCTAGTGTTATACGATATTCATGCTCATTAGTTGTAGAATCAATATCATAAATTAATACATTATTCTCGTATACTTTGAGTACACGGTTTGCATCTCTCCATACTGGGAGGTAGTCAGTGCCATTACCAAGCACTTGATAAATTGATTTGTGGTTATAGAAACCATCTTCTGTATATGTATCTATAATAGATCTTGCTATAAGTTCATATACCTTATATTGCTCTATCTCATGTGCTAGATCACTTAACTTTGAAGGATCTACGTATGGTCTAATAATATCTAGATTATCTTCATAGATAATATGTTCATGTTCTGCATCATAGAATCTTATTAAGAATCTTCTATCGAACTGTACCTTAGTTAGTGGTAGTGTGTATGTAACTACCCCGTTGCTATCAGATGTGAGAGTAATCTCTTCGATTGAGTGGTCCACCAAATCTTCAACATACAGAATATAGCCATAATTTGCATCTGGCAAATACCATGTTGTAGTTAGCGGATATGGTGGAACCCTCAATACTTCCATTTAGAGACCGTATCCCTGAGCAACTTCTTTTGGATCAGCGATGCGAACGCCTTCTCTAGTTAGCCACTTCTCTGCTACGTCTTTATTCACGACATTGAAGCCCTTAGAAAGCTTGCCTACTCCATCCCAATGAATATTCTTTGGTGAGTAAACTGCAATTACGTTGTCCTTCTTTGGCTCTGACTTTTGCTTAGCAGGCTTTGCAGCAGGCTTTGCAGAAGATGTGCCAATTACTCCATTTGCGACAGAACCAAGAACTGGCTTCTCTTCTGCTGGAGCGGAATATGATGGTCCAGAAATTACGTTGTCTGACTTTGTTTCTTCAGCTTCTACTGGCTTTGATTCCTCTACAAGCTTTTCTACAACCTCAGCTGCCTTTTCTGCAACTTCTGGTGAGATGATTGGTTCATTGTCTACAACTGATGCTGGGACTACATCTTCATTCTTAATATCTTCAGACATAATTCCTCCTTAATTGTCTATGTATATTATAACATTATTATATGAGATAAGGGGCAGGAGCTTGGATGCCCCTGCCCCCTAAAAAGGTACTGTTTACAGACTATGCATCTGCAGCAGCGTCAGCGAATGCGATTGCATCCTGCTCTTCCCACTGGATACCAAAGCGGACGAATACTGTGTATTCAATTGTGTCTTTCTTTGGCTTGTATTCACGGTTTACAGTGATGTCTCTCTGCATACCCCAAACACGGTTAGATGGGAATGTAAGGTCAACATAACCTTCTGGGTAGTAAGGAACTTCCTGAACGTCAATTCCTAGAACACGAGTTGTACGTGCACCACCGAAAGTCTGACCATTACCATCAAGGTATGCCTGACGGTTTGCAGGTGTACCAGCAGGGGTACCAGCAAATGCTTCAGCGATTGCGTCAGCAAGAGTACCATTGTGCTTTACGATACCTGCGAATGCGTCTGTACCAGCGTAGAACTTAAGGTTATTCTTAAGTGCACGGTACTTACGTGGCATAGCAAGGATGATCTTCTGCATAACTTCTGGAGTCCATGCATTGTCAGCAACAGTAACTACTGCTTCGTGTGCATCTCCATCAGTCTTAACCTTGTTAACAAAACCATTCATGATAGATGTAAAGGCGTTAGAACCTGTACCTGTACCATTAATAGCCAAGTCTTCAATGTCATTAGCAAAAGCGTTGGTCATAAGACGTACTAGGTGATCTTCAAGAGCACCACCTTCAATACCATCTTCTAGAGCTTCAGCTGAAACTTCCCAGTCAAGACGAATCTTCTTGGTAGTAAGTTCAACCTTAGAGAATGTAGCACCAGTGTTTGTGTAGTCACCGTCAGCCTGTGTAGCAGCACGGATAACACGCTCACCAACGTTAACCTTCTCAAGTTCCATGGTATTTGCTCTCATTGTTACACGACGACCATCGTTAGCAAGAACAGTTGCGTCCCAAACATAGTCGATAAAACGACGTGCTTGTTCTGGACGTAGGATACCACTGCCAGCATCACCTGAAGGATTTACTGCGTTAGGTCCTGTTGTCAAACCAAGGTTAGCTGTTGGGATGTTGCCAACAACACCGCCAGTTGCATAGTTACCTGGAACAGCAGCACCAGCGTTTGAACCAGATGCGAATGCACCTTCTCCGTTAAAGAGACCAGTTGCGTTACCATCTGAATCTGGATTATTTTTCTTAATTTCTTCCGACATATTGTCACCTCCTAAGTGATTTTATCTGAATAGATCGGCAGTTTTGAGGAAACGTCCGCCCCATATTGATTTTTCAACCTGTGTCTCAGGCTGTTCCTGCACGATATCGCCGATATCGCCAGACTTTCGGAATGCAGTATCTGCTTCTACAGCATCTACTCGCTTTCCAAACTCATCAAATGTGCCCTTTGCAGATGCAACTTCTTGCTGCACTGACTCTAGGGACTTTGTCAAAGAAGCAATCTCTGCTTGCATTGACTTTACTGTTGATACAATATCGCTAAAGGCTGATGTTACAGTCTCTTTCATTTCAGTAATTGACTTTGAAAGATCTTCTGTATCGTCTGACTTCTTAGCTGCGTCTTCTGCCTCTTCATCTCCTGGCTTTTCACCAGCATCTTCAGCAGGAGTCTCCTCGTCTGCATGTGGCTTCATAGCCTTTTCTGCAGTTTCGTCATCTGGAGTTGACTCAGCTTTTGCCTCTGGAGCGACCTCAACAGTTTCTACAATTGCATCTGTCTTTTCTACAGTTGCTTCTGTTGTTTCTTCTGTCATAGGATTTTCCTCCTTGGTCATCTTAGAAAGAGTTGTGCCTTTAGCACTATCAACTAAGAACTTTATCATTTCTGTTTTTTCGCTGTCATTTTTTTCAACGAAACCTATGTTCAACATTGGTGAACCATCGACTGGACTATTCTCAGCTTCTTTGTCTGAAAGAATAGCAATACCTGCAGACTTGTCATAAAAGACATTTTCAATTTCTGTCTCAGTAGCAATTCCAGAAATCTGATTAGCTCCATCTGCCTTAACAACAGAGAGCACATTAGCAAATTGGTTTGCTGGATTGTCTACAAGTGATAGCTCAACAAGATCATAATCCTTGATAATTCTAATCTGTGTATCCATCTTTTCATCATAAGCGTCATCCCACTTATTCATTCTACCGCCGATGGAGAAGCCAGAAAGAGTGCCATCAAGAACCTTTTCCCAAGTATCCTGAGCACCCTTTGAAATATATGCAGAAACATAGATGCCGTTATACATTTTCTTTGTTTCTGGATCAAAAAACTTTTCTTCTTTAAATGCTACCATTTTGCCAACAGAAAGTGGTTGGTGCATTTCACGAATGTTGCCACGGAATCTCTTAAAGGCATCAAGAGATGCTTCTGGAGTGACGATATCTGCTTGCTTATCAATATTGTCTAGAGTGGCAAAACCTGAGACAATACGCTTTTGCTCATCCACCTTTGAGAGTGGCATAGATAGACGGATGTCGTTTCCGTCCATAGTCCATTGTGCTTTAGAAATAGTCATCGTAGTATTAATTATAGAGCCCTTTTTAGCAATATTGTCTGTTTTGAACCATTATATCACTATTTTATTATTGAGAAGCTCTTCCCTCGCCTTTCGGATTTCTTCCAGCTACCGTTGCTGTACTATCTGATGCATTATTTGTACGCTGTGCATCTCTTGCATCATTTCCAGTACTATTTGGTGCTGGCTTTAAATCTAATGGCTTAGACCCATCACCATCTGGTCTAGCACCCATACCAAGAATTGCACGTGCCTCATCAGGAATAATAATCTGGTTCTTTACGTATCTTTCTAGGATTTGAGACTGAGCGATTTCGTCTGTAAGCGTAAGTTCATTAAACTTAAACTCAAGAATATCTGTTTTTTCACGAATGACTCTATTGATGATCTTCTGCATAGCATCTTGTCTAGGACGAGCTACCTGCTCCTTAAATGTACGATCTTGTGCCAAAGCAGCAGCAATTGCAGCAGAGTCTCCTCCACCAATCTTTGATAGTGGTACCTGGTGTGCAACTAGGATATCATCACGATTACGAATGCGATATTCATTGAATGATGCTTCCTGTGTACCAGTTTCTACAGCTTCCATCTTGAACTCTACCTTGTTGGTATCTGTATCTCCAGGAAGTGGAATGTAGAGGGTTCTGTGATTTGAACCCTTTAGACTTGTCTGTAAGAATCTAAACATCTTATCTTCGGCATCTTCTGAAAGACGTGCACCCTTAAGTGTAACAACGTAACGAGGCACACCCTTGTTGGTAAAGTAGTCAATATTATATTGTGAAGCTAGCATATCTCCTTGTAGTGCAGAGATTGCTGAGATGATATCAGGTACACCATAGAATGTATTTAGTGGTGAGTATGACTTAAAGTGAATAATTTCATTAGGACGAGGATCTGCTGTAATTGGGTTTGGATTTGTTCCCTGGAAATTTCTAAAGTAAACAATTCTATTACCAATAATTTGCAAGTACCCATCACGCAAACGGCGGACTCTCATAGTAGTTGATGGAATATGTCCGATATATCCAATCTCACCTTTAACAGTTCTACCAATTTCAAGGTATCCATTTCCAGTAGACTCATAGTCAGTCATTACCTTTGACATAACTTCTGTGAATGACTCGTCAAGATTTAAACTTTCAACCCAATCACGAAGTTCTACCTTCATGCGTTCAATACGTTTCTGTGCCTTTTCTCTAGCACTTTCATTTGACTGAGAGTCAAGAGCCATCATAGTTCTCTTTGATACCTCAAAGTCATAGCCAAGGCCAACGATATTCTCTACCTTAGCATCAATAGCAGCATGGTTCGCAAAGGATGTATCGTAGTAGTTTGCTAGTTCATACAAGTTCCATGGTGGTGTAATGACATCAAACATTCCATATCCATTGCGATAGACACGACCAGGGTTAATCTCTTTTGATCGTGCACCATCTTTACCACGATTAATTGCAAGAGCACTATCTTGATATCCTAAATCATTAATATCAATTCCAGTGTTTACAGTTTGGTTTTCAATAAGTACGTCTGTTGATTTTACTAGACGTTCTGTTCTACGCTTAAAATTCTTTTCTAGACCAGTATAGTTTTTTAACTCATCCCAATTTTTTGCAAATGGATCGTGGTCTTTAAATTGGTCTAGAGTTGCTTCGGCATCTCCAAGTGATGCATGGATATATCTAAGCTCATCGTTATCTGACATTAGTCTGTATCTCCATATGTCTGTAAAGTTTTCTTTGCAGCGATTACGGCACCAAGGTCATTCATGCTAGGGATTAGTCCTTGCTTCATTCTATCTACCTGCTCAGAATATTCTTCATCTGAAATCTTACGCATGTTCGGATAGAATACTGCTCTACCCTCTGGCTGCCCCCAGTATTTAGCTGCATCGGCTAATTCCTTAATCTTGGCTTTGTCGCCCTTCATTCCAGATATAGATAGAGGACTATTGTTTCCATCTGTAAAAGCTTTTCCGTCTGGCTTTACCCAAACATATGTCCCATACATTGAGAAATTCTCTTCTACAACGCTAAGTTTTGTGTCGCCCACCTGACCAGGAAAACGTGGTTTTTGCTGTTTCATAACCACTAGTATACCACATTAAACAGCATTAAGAGTGAAGTTTGTCGTCTTTGAGTCCATGAATAGGCGATAACGCATACCATTTTTGCGATTAAACCTAATCTTAGCAACATCATTAAATATTAACTTTGATGTTCCAACATATGAATTATAGATGTCAGATGGGTCAATTCCATAGAAGTTGCTTGATGACAGCACTAACACCTCAAACCATCTAAACACACCTTCCCAGTAACTCCAGTCAAAATGTACATATCCAGACTCACGAACTGAGAACCATGGCCTAGGGGATATTGTCTGTACTTGCTGTAGGCTAGATCCATTATAGTGTGATAGGTTATTTATTGTTAATGGACCAGTTATTCTAATTGCCCCTCCAGTAACAGAGAAGTCTACATAATTAGAGAATCCCATACCAATTGCTGACCACTGCTTAACTGTTAGGACTGGATCCTTGACAATTTGACCATTAATAAAATATCCAATACCATTTTCAAGTTGTCCTGTCTTAACGTTTATTGCAAAGATACGACCTCTTAGTCCATCCTTCTGTATTGCCTCAATATAGAATTTTATGTGTGACTTATCTGATTTGATATCTAGAACTTCTGTTGGTGAGTATGGGAAAAAGTCTTGTGAGTACATAGCAAACATCTGCATAGCAATCATTTTATGGTTTGGTGTCCTTGTAGTATTTACAGGGATCTCAATGCCTCTTGCAGTTCTACTATCAAATCTTCCTTTAAGCGTTATCCCATTTTTTTCTGTTAGGTATAGATGTGGAGTGCTGCCTTTATAGATTGTAAATGGATTTCTCTTTTTATAGTCATAGTAGAATCCATTTTCTGTAAATGGATAAATATCGCTACCGAATCTTGTACCAATTGGTGTTGGAACAGTATCACTAAGTGCTACAGATGACAGAGCAAGGTTACCAATAGCTAAAGGTTTATCTGATATATTATCTATCTTAATATCAATATCTATTGCTATCGAATATTCTGTAAAGTCAATATCTGCTGGAGGATAGATAATCATTCCATCTACTACCTCATAACGACTATTGACCCATTCTGTTCCTGGCATTACCATTCCATCATTTGTAGCTAATACAGTATTTGAGTAATATGCTTTATTGAAGCTTTCTGAAGATGTTGGCTTAAAGTAAACATATGTTCTTGCTAAAGACTTAGATGTGTCATAGACATATGATCTTGTTTTATTATTCTTAAGATCCTCATAGTCAATATATCCAGTATATAGATGATTGTCTAGATCGCTATATCTTTTCTGTGATGGATGTGAGTACTTTAGGTATAGATCTTGATATGTCCATGATCCTGATACTGACTCAACGATCTTATTGCGTGATGGTGATGGATACTCAACATTAAACTGAATGAAATCCATATCATAGTATGTTTGCCCATTACCAGCTACCACATTTTTTCCAAAATATGAAAGTGGTAATGTTGATGTCCATGAACCATTTATATCTGAATCCAGAGTCATCTTTCCATTTTTAATTAGTGGATGAATCTTATAACTAAAGTCGGAATTTTCTACTAGACCTTCAGCAGCGTACTGTGCAACAGTTCCACCATCCATTAAAAATTGCCAAAATGTTGTACTATAGTATCCTGCATCCGCATTGTTTATTGGATCAATTACTTGCTCTGTATTCCATACAAGTCCAGACTGATCAAAGTAATCATATAGTCTTGTGTTAGCAAACTCATTATTGATTCCTATAGAGTATACCTTGCCATTGAATGACTTAGAAACTCCATCTCCAGCAACATAAAGAGATAGAGAATTCTTGTTATTTAGAAAAGATCTAATACTGCTATTAGAAAAATATTCACTAAATCTATCAAAATCTATACCTATTGCAAACTTTTCTCCAGGATAAAATCCTCTTGTTTCAGCAATAGTTTCTTTTATCCCTGCATGAATATACGAGTATTTAATAGATTCGCCACTGATTGTGACTGACATAAAATTACCAGAGACACGGTCAACAAGCTTTAGAAGAATTTCCTCATCATCTGAAGGTTGTGATAAAGACTTAAATACAGCAACAATTGATTTGGTTTCATTAGGTAATATGTTCATATTTTCAAAATAGAAATATCCATGTTCTGGTATAAGTATAAATTCTGAATCCTCATTTTGCTGAGAAAGATTATTTGCTAAAATTTCCTCTTTTGATAATGTTGGTGACTGAAGTGTTATCTCTTTAAAACTTGGTATAGATAGATAGTCTGTATTGGTAGATAGGTTATCAGATATTCCTGCTGACCAAGACCTAAATTTTGGATAAGAATAGTTATTAGAATATTTTGAATATTGAAAATCTATAGAGACATTCTTTCCACCAAATGCTGTATTTAGTGCTTCTGGATTATCAACGCCTTGTCCGTATACCCATCTTTTCTTAGCTAAAACATTTGATATTGGATAGCTATAAATAGATACTGGACCTAGCTCAAATAAATCTACTAGCTCATTTCTATAAAAACCAATCCAGTCATTTGAATAACCATTATCTTCTTGTGCTGGAAGTGTTAGAGATTCTCTATCAATAATTAGTCTGCCCACCTCTTCTGCATTTAGATACATGATTAGATTATTTTTAAACATAGAAATATGAAGTAGCATTGGCCTATACCATTCTCCAACATAGTGTGATATTTCTTGAGATCCAAGCTTTAACTTTAAGAATGGACCATTCACATATACACCATCTTGAGATGCTACTGGCCCAATAATCTTAATATCTGTATCAACAAATGCATTTATTCTAAACCACGACTCAAACGTATATGTTTTGTATTGCCCAATTTCATTTAAAAAACCCATGCCAGGAATTACTAGCGATGGAGAACTTCCATTTGGATAAAGAGTTAGAGATGTATTACTTCCATATACTAATGGGATTCCTGCATTTCTAGCTTTTAGCTGATTATTATTAACAATAACATATCCATCTTTTGTAGATTCTAGAGATCCCAGCATTTTTACTACAAGAGACCCATCCTCAAGCCCATGAATTTTTTCTACTAGGTTTTCTGGAACTACTCCAGATGAAGATGAAACAAACTCTTCTGACCATTGGCCTAGAGATAGACCATTAAATAAAAACGATGTTTCTGATGTAGTTGTATCAGAAAGGAATTCAATTTCAAAAAAAATAGAGTAATCTATATCTGTAGCGGTTGGTACATCAAATGTTTGAGATAGCATCAACCATTTATCGGAAATAATGGTTGGAAATCTTTTAGAAACCTTATACTCTCCATAGGTTGCATCCTCATATACAACTCCCATAGTAACTGCAAGGATGTTATCAGCATTACCTTTAAAAAATGTAGACAGTGTAAAATTACCAAGATAGTCGTTAAAATCAGAAAAGTTGCCAATCACTGGACTTCTAAGACTAACAGTTACAAGGTTAAGTGCTCCAACATTGGCAGAGGACACTTTATAGAGATTTTCAGATTGCCTTGGTTTATCATATGATGACTCAATAGATATCTGTGAATTGCTATCCCACAATGTCATATCTTTATTAGAATTAGATATTGATGACAGATAGTCACACTGATCCTGCAGAGACCAGAATCCTAGAGGATGCTCACGCAGTAATTTGGAGGTATAGAGGCTGAGAGAGTTTAACATTATGTATCTATTTTATCATACTAAACGTGTAAACCAGCGTGGTGTTGTATACCTAATTCCTTCCGAAATAGACTTAACTCCATGGACATAGTCTGGATTATCTGGAAATGTTAGCAGATCTCCTGGTTCTGGTTTGTATGAAATGTCATATTCTGGAAAATAGATTTCTCCACCAAGGTAGTCATTATTTATATATATTAATGTAGCAATATCATTTGGTTTTCCAGCATCAAAGTGCTCATGCATACCCCACCCTGGCTCAAACCTAGCTATATGAGACATTAATGGGTCATACTGCTTAAACGGACCACCATATTGATCTAGAACAAAGTCATAGACTTTCTGCCCCCATTCGGTCACCAGTGACCTAATAGAGCCTGTCTCTTCATCATTTCTTTTGAACACATTAACTTTAAATTCTTTTTCGTTATTTCCATATTCATCAAATTCATTATCATATTTAGTAGCATAATCATTTATCAAGATTGCTACATCTTTTGGCATAAAGCCTTTTATATAATGTATCTGTGATGCGTCTTTCATAGAAATGTTGCTCCTTGGTGTTTTGGCACATTGGTTGCACCACAATTATTACATGTAAGTCTAATAATTCCAGTAACTGGGCAGACAGGACCTTGGACAACCTCATGCCCTCTCATTTTACACATAATTGCCTTTAGCCATTGCTTCATGACAATTTTATCCAATGCTTTAGCACATAGTCTGGATCTTCTGTTCTAGATATATCATCAATACTTCTAGTGTCATAGGCTATTGTAATTCTTCGTCTGTTGTTTGGACCACCATTCCACCATCCACGTGTATGTAGCTGTCCAGTTTCAGAAATTACTGCACGACCATTTATGTTTATGTTATCAAATGGTGTCACCTTATGAATTTTGTAATGAGTAACTGATGGCTCTGCATCAACACAGAAATATCCATGTAGCTCAGGCATTCCTTCACCACTTCCATGGTCATGAAGGTTTTGCTCAATCATATTCTTGGCATAGTCTTCTTCGTTTCCGTGATCAGCATTTTCAATATTGACCCATCCCTGAACATAGTAGTTCGACTCAGCGAAGCTTGTTCCATAGTATGAACATGCCTCCTGTGCCATAGACAAGACATTCTCAAATAGTTGCTTGATTACTGGATGGTCGTAGTGGAATATGTTGTAATAACTAAGAAGTCTTGTGGTCATTCCACCAAGCTTATCTTTTTCTGATGCAAATTCTTTGGAAACGCCATCTATTTTTCCATCTAACAAATCCTGCTCTACAGTTAGACAAAAAGAATACAAATCATTAAGCTGGTCATTAGTTACTGCCAGCCTTCTTTCAAAGAACTTGTGTGGTGGCTTTTCTTTCATAGCTATCATGCCAATGGAATCCAGTGTTGTTCATGTGAATACCCTCCACGCTTCAAGTACTCTAGTGGAGTTACGTCATATGCAACAGTAATTCTTGGGCCTTGCCAATCCCAATCTCCCATTGCATGTGGGTGTCCCATTTCAGAAAGAATTGCACGATTGTTCTTGTTAATATTTTCTACTTCATTATCGAAAACAATGTAGTGTGTTGACGATGGTTCTGCTGCTACGCAATAGTATCCATGAAAATCTGGAGCTCCTGGTCCACCATGCTCATGCCAATTTAGCTTTCCATTTCCAGCATGGTTAATATTAAACCATCCTTGAATCATAAATTTTTGTGCTTCAAAATCAATCTCGTAGTGGTCACACGCTTCTCTAACCATTTCGCCGATTGCTTTATAAAGATTATAGATACCATCAATGTGGAACTGGAAAACATTGTACTGTCTCCACTTCATTGTAGAGATACTGTTAGAATCTTTCCAAAGTTCAAATGGTGTTACTGGCGTTACGCCGTTAAGTTTTGCTTGCTCAATTAAAGAGTATCTATCCTGTAACTCTTTTGTAAGTACATCCAGATCATTATCTAGATATCTTTCAAAGAACTTGTGTCCTTGAGTTGTCTTGCTGATACTTCTAAGAGGTGTTTGATCTTTATACATCCCCATACTCCGTTCTGTGTATAAAACTATTATACACTATACCACGGATACTGGCTTATCTAAAGCCGAAGACGCTGAATGGTGAGAAGCCAAATACTCCAAAGAAGCCAAACACACCGAATGGCCCAAATCCAAACACACCAAATGGAGAGAATCCAAACACACCAAATGGGCCAAATCCGAATACTCCAAATGGAGAGAATCCGAATACGTTAAATGGAGAGAATCCGAATACACCAAAAAAGCTGAACACTGAGAATGGAACGAACGTAAAGGTTGTAACCTGACCAGAATATGGAGACCAGTCTGAGTTACCATTAGCGTTTGTAGCATATAGTCTATATGACTGAGCTGTTCCTGCCTCTTGGTTAATGGTTACAGATGTCGATGTTGTATCGCCAGACTTAGAATCATCAGACTCCCAGTGATAATTAGAAATTGCTTTACCACCGTCAGCTGGTGCTGACCATGAAATAGTATCTTGTGCAACATTTGAAACTGTTGATGCAGACGGCTGTCCTGGCGTTTGTGGCACTGTGGTTGCAGTAATAGAAGCAGATGCAGATGATGCATCAGAATTTCCATATGAGTTTGTTGCAACAACTGTAAATGTATAAGCAGTATTTGATTGCAATCCAGCTACTGTAATAGGAGAAGATGATCCTGTTCCTGTATATCCACCTGGAGATGAAGTTACAGTATAAGATGTTGCTGGTTGTGAGTTAGATGGCAAAGAGAAGGCAACTGAAGCAGCTCCATTATTATATGCTCTATTTGTACCAACATCTATTGCAGTTACGCTAGTTGGTGCTAATGGTTGCAAGAAGTCGTTTGACTGCTGCGAGTGTCTACCTGCTCTTTTGCTCATCTATGTATCCTTATCTAAGTAGTTTTAAGCTGAAAGGTCTCCATACACAACCCAAGTATCTGTTGCTCTCTTGAACAGAGTTGCAGATGACCACTGTGTACGTAGTTTTAGTCCTGGTGTAGCATTTACTGTTACTCCTGCTGCTCCAGCAATTGTAATTTGTCCTGCTCCAGTTTGAAGAATATCAAATGATGTTCCAACTGGATATGCAACTGATGCATTTGTTGGAATTGTAACTGTAACTCCAGATGCTGAAGAAATTTCAATCATCTTGTCACGGTCAGTTAGAACTGGAGTATATGCACCAGTTTGCTGATTGATAGCTGTTAATGATGGTACGCCTTGTTTTACCTGCACACCATCTGAGAATTCTACTCCGCCTAGTTTAACGGTGTCATATGTTGCTGTTGAGAAATCAACAACATTGCTCGTAGGTTCTGAGCCACCAGAGATAAGCTTCCACTTGCCATCTGAGGCATCACGAACAAGTCCTGTGTGGAAGTGACCTGCACCTGAATCTCCATAAGCACCGAAGATACCAATATCTACAACATCTGTATCATACTGTGTTGATGATAGGTAGATAAGTGAATCTGTAAGCTCTAGATTTGCAGATGATACAGTTGTAGTTGTACCATTTACAGTTAGATTACCTGAAATTGTAAGATTTTCTGCTGTAGCATTTCCAGTAAGTGCTGGTGCTGCTAGAGGGGCCTTAGCTGCAAGAGCAGTATCTAGGCCAGAAATCTTTGATGTAGCAATAGCTGCAGAACCATTAATGTCAGCATTTACGATTGTTCCATCAGCAATCTTTGCAGATGTAACTGCCCCATCAACTAACTTTGCAGTAGAAACTGTATTGTCAGTTGGTGTACGTGTATCTGATAGACGTGAATCAGTTGTAACTACAAGTGCAGATGTATCTGCAATTCCGTGTACTGAAGTAGTATCAGAATTGTGTGTAGAAATTGATGACTCTACACCAGTTGTTGTAGCTAAGCTTGAGTCAGCTGATACAACGATAGTGTTTGCTGAATCATTATATGTTACAAGAATTCCATCAGATCCACTTGTGATTGACGCTACTGCATCCTGTGCACGTTCATTTGTAAAATATAGATTTGTACCTTCCGCAACATTTGTTGTTGCAATGTTATTTACTTGAGTTTGAAGGCTTGAAAGTTGTCCATTTGTGGTATCAAGGTCTCCTGCTACAGCAGCAATTGCTGTATTTGCAGTAGAAATTTCTGTTGTATGTGTTGATGTTAGACCCTGGAGTGCTCCGATGTCAGTAACTGCATCATTAAGAGCTGTTGTTGTTTCTCCTGCTGTTGTTTGTAGAGCAGTGATATCTGTTACAAAGTCAGCAACCTGATCATCAACATATGTTGTAAGATCTGTCAATCCACCAGCAATTTCGTTAAGTGTATCTAAAGCTTCTGGAGAACCCTGAATAATGTTTGAAAGTTGAGAAACTGGGATAGCTGCAGCACCATCAAGTGTGGCAACACCATTAGCTGCACCCTTTTCTGTAAGGAGAATATAGTCGTCAAGGGATCCACCTAGGTCTTCTAGGTTCTTAAAGTAAGATAGGTCTGCCCAGTTAGTAATACCGTCACCCATCTTGAACTGACCTGTATCAGTCTCAAAACCGATCTCACCAGCAGATAGAATAGGGTTTGCAGTAGTCCATTGTGTTGCAGTTCCTCTGCGTTGCTGCATTCTTGTTGCCATAGTTGTTCTCCTCTTTCAGGATTGTATCCTGCTTTATATTATATCCTATGTTTTAATTAAAATTATCAGTTACAGAGCCACCATCGAAGATTAAAGTGAATTCTGTTGAGCTTGGGCTTCCGCCATCAATACCACTCGACATAGGTGCTTGAGGTATTGATCCACCTTCACGGAAGGTAGAAGTAATTAAACCAGTTCCGCCAATAGATGTATCGTGAATGTGCTGAGTCAAATTAATTGTGTCATCAATATTAGCGACAGTAAGCCATCCATCTGTTTCATCATAGATATTAATTCTTTTTGTGATTGTGTCATACCACATCTTACCTGCAGTAGCACTTTCAGGTGCAGTAGAGGCAACAGTAATACCAGAAGCTTGAGCATTCAGATATCCACGTGTAACAACGTGAGTATCGTCAGTTGGATCTGATGCGACGATTGGTCCACCAAATATACCACCCTCTGCTACCTGGATTCCATTTTTTACTTTGAAATCCTTGTTTACTGTTGCCATCTACTTACTCCCTTTACTTAATAACTGTTCCGTATACTGTAACTACAGAATTATTGTTTGCTGTTGTAACACGAAGTCTTGCATTACCAGCATTAATATCAGCTGTAATTGTTGATGCTGAGCCATTAGTACCAACAACAGCATATTCTGAGATTGCGATGTTGTTTGATGCATCAAGTGTAAGCATTACCTTTGATAGTTCTGTGTGTGAACCATAAGCAACCTTAACTGTGTACTCTGCAGAACGGTATACTGCTGTGTCAAATGCGTGTGCTGTAATCTGGCTTGCAGTTGGAACATCTGTCTGTGTGGCAATGTGTGCTACAAGACCATTAATGTCAACTTCAGTGAAGTTTGGAACTACAGCCTCAAGTGCATCTACTGCACGAGCATCTGTGAAGTAAAGGTTTGAACCTTCTGCAAGATCAGATGTTGTAGAATCTGCGATACCATTTTCAGCAACAAAGTCATAGGCACCTGTTCCTGTGTTGTATGTCACAGAGATGTTTGTCTGAGTTCCAAGTGTAATTGGATCAATCATTGCATTTTCTACACGTGAGTTATTGAAGTAAAGGTTATCCTGTCCTTCTTCAATAGCATCTGTTGTGAGAGCACCAATCTCTGAGTCTGTGTAAGACTTAGCATTATTTTCTGCTGTATTGGCATAGCCTTGTGCTGCTGTATTAAGGCTAGAGATTTCTCCATCAACATATGTTGTATCAGCCTTAGTCGCTACTAAATTAGCCACATCTGATGCATAGTTTGGATTATCTGCAATTGCAGCTGCAAGCTCATTAAGAGTATCTAGAAGAGCTGGTGCTGAATCTACAAGATCTGCAACCTTTCCATCTGTATATGAATTTGCATCTGTAAGTGCTTGGCTAGCAGCTCCAAGTGCATCATATGTACCAGCAAGATTTAGATTTGTGATTGCTGTATTTGTATAATTATTTGCATTACCTTCTGCATTGTTTGCTGCATCATTTGCATAACCTTGTGCATCTGTTTGTGTTGCAATCTGGTTACCCCAGATAGTAGCCACTCCGTCTGGACGAAGGTCAATATCTGAGTTTTGTGTTGTAATGATTACTTTTTGATTTGCATCAAGTACGATATTGTTTGAATCCCAGGACTTGATGTATAGATCATCGTCTGTAGCATCAATTTTTCCAGCATTACCAATACGTACATCTGGGGTTGTTAATTTTGAATCAAGATCAATTTGTCCAGCTGCAAAGTTGCCAAAACCATCACGCTTTACAACTGTGTCTGGGTTATTATCTCTTGTAGCTGTACCACCAATAAGGTTGACAATGTAATCTTGGTCATCTTGCTTTTTGGTGAGAATATCATAGTTATTGACGGTAGCATTTGCACCTTCAACAACAAGTCCACTCTTAACCTTAAAGTCTTTAGTGACTGTTGCCATTTTGTTTTATCTCCTTGTTAGATTACGCCTTTAATCCCATACGTGCGAAACGTACAGTAATCGGACGAATTATTGCATCTGGTGTTACAATCAAACTGACTGTATCATCAATGCGAGAGACGCTAACGGTGCCCATATTCCCATCATTGTCAATTGTGCCGTATTCTGTTACGCTGATATTATCAGCATCACAAAGAACGGTCAACTCTGTTGCGTAGAACTTATTGTCTCCATTTGTCAATTTTGAAATTGAGACAATATATTTAATCATTCTCCACTCTGTAGCATCAAATGTATCTACAATTGTAGAGCTTTCAATTCCTGTAATAGTATTCTCATTATTACCAAATGTGCCTAAATCAGTAGCCTGAGCTGTGGCGGTATCGATAAGAGAAGTATAATCACTCTGAGTAGGACGATCTCCAGTCTCAAATAGTGTCTTTACGTTAGGGATTGTAGTTCTAGCCATGGTTATATTATACAGTATATTTACACATTTTAACGAATGTAATTGCTGTGACCAATGATTGCTACGCCAATAGAAGCAACATTATCTCTTGTATAATTTTCAGAAGTTACCTGTCTAAATTCAACCTTGAATGGTAGTTGCTCAACTATGTCAACTCTAGATAGGAACTGTGTTCCATTTACTGATATTGAGCCTGTTTGTGGAAATGTAGAAGAAACTTCTGCAATGGGATTCTTTGTAGATAAACCCCATAGGCTTGGATTGAATCCTGGAATTTTAGTCTGTTTAGATATTACTACAGATGCCATTATCGATCAGTTACCTCTGCGATGATAGTCATAATTCCACGGCATACCGTCCAAACTACGACAGCATCGGAGAGCTGAACGTCAAAAATATCACCAGTCTGAAGCAGCTTGCATTGTGCAGGCAAAAGCTTAACTGTGAACTCACCAGTGACATCAAATTCAGTTGCTTCTGGAGTAATTGAAAATAAAAGTTGAGTTCCTCTTCTAAAGTCTGCTTTAATAGTATAATCAGCAACAGTTATTGGGTTTGCTGAATCGTCTTCAACATAGCACTTAAAAGCAGCATAGTCACCCTTTACAGCTGTCCACCTAACAATTGGTGGAGTAGCTCCAACCTCAATCTCACCAGCAGCATTAACTGCCTGAGTTGAAGTTGTGGTTGTTGTTCTCAATACTGTCATAGTTTTATTATATCATTAATTATGATAGACCAGCCTTAAGTGATCCCCATGTTGGACTTGACTTAGAGCCAACGATAATAGAGCCATTTAATGATGGGTGTACAACCGTAGCAATAGCAGTTCCTAGTCCAGAAGCATCATCTGGGTCACTAGTGAGACCTCCAAATGCACCAACATATAAAACTTGTCCAGCTGAATATGATGATGTATTAATATTATTTATAACTCCTGCTACAACAGCTACGCCAGTTGAAGATGCTGCAATATCTGATCTAACTAATCCCAAAATTGGTCCAGGGTGACTAACATCAACCTTATTAATAAGAACATTGGTTCCATCGTGACCAACAACTCTTACTGGAGAACCTGCAGAGATTGTTGATGATGAAGAGTTTTTAACTGGAATATCAACATACGATGCTTGTGGAAGAACAGCATCAAGTCTTTCGGTAAGTGTCTTGATATCCCCATGTACGTTAACTGCATCTCCAGATTGTGGAAATGGAAGTTCGTAATTAGTAGTTTTTCCTGTAGCCATAGTTTTATTATACCTTATCTAAATCCAAATACTGAGAATGGAGAGAATCCAAACACTGAGAAGCTGAATCCAAAAACAGTAAATGGAACGAATCCAAATACGCTAAAGCTGAATCCAAAAACAGTAAATGGAACGAATCCAAATACGCTAAAGCTGAAGCCAAAGACAGTAAATGGTACGAAACCAAACACATTGAATGGTGCAAAACCAAAGACACCAAAAGGAGAAAAACCAAAAACACCAAAAGGTGTAAAAGTAAATGTTCCATATGTAAGATCTACATTTGACTCATACTCTGCTAGATTGCCAGCAGCAGGAACTTGAGATACAATTTTTCCATCTTTATCTTGATCAGATGCATCTGTATATGACTGTGCTGTCTCAGTACCGACTTTAAAACCATCAGAAACGATTCCATACTCAGCATTAGTTTTAGTCATACCAACATAGTTGGTAACAACTTTCATCCCCTTAGAAGATGCCCATAAGCCGAAAGAACCTAGCATCTATTTCCCTATGCCGTCAAATCACCGATAAGGAGCCAGGCATTTGTATCAATTTTAGTAAGTACTGCACCTGAGTATCTTGAAGCGATTCTTCTGTTATCATTTTTGCTATACAGCGTTACAGTTCCAATTAATGGAGCTATAGAGACATTTCCAGACCCCATACGTAGAATCTCAACCTTCTGACCAATCTTAAATGAGTTAGAAGAATTCTCTGGAATGTATACTGTTGTATCTGTTGATTCAGAAATCTTAAGGCTATTACCTGCATCTGATGCAACTAATGTATAAGAGTTTGCAGCAACTGCAGGTGATGTAAGAATAGCTGAGTCATTTGATGAACGCCATCTAGTTCCATCATAAAACTGAATATCATTGATTGATGATCCATCTGCTGATTGTGCAACGAAACATACAAGACCAGTTACTGGAGATGTCAATGCTGCATCTCTAGCAGATGGGTTTGCAAAATTATTTATACCTGCTTTATCTTTTACCACTGTTTCAAACGTAACAGTGCTATCTGAAGAAAATGTTTGGTCTCCAGTCCAATTATAGTCTGCCGATGTATTAACAGTTGCAACACCTGCAATAGGTCTCCAATTTGTACCATCAAATAGATATGCTACTTTTGGTTCAGAGCTGATATTTGCCATTAGCCAACCACCTTCCATGTAGATGTACCTGAATCATAAACTTTTAGTATTGGTGTTGATCCAGAAGAATCAATCCAAAGAAGACCATTTGTAAGTCCTAGTGTTGGTGCTGTAGCTTGATATATAGATACTGCTGCTGCAGGAACAAAATCTACAGCTGCACTAGATGACATCCAAATTTGACCAGTCTGCGGAGTAGAAGGCTCTGTACCATATGAAGAACCAATTCCAGCAGCTGTGAGTGCATCAATTTCATCTTGCATCACTTTAATGTAACGTGCAATCGAAGGATTGGGAAGATTGTTAATAGCACCAGATGCTGTTGGGTCAAACGTTGCTGAGCCATATAGGAATAGCTTTAGAGCAGCCTGGATATCGGCAGGATCTTCATATCCTGGAACTTTTGTATTATATACTCCGCTTCCTTCAGCGGTACCGTCTATATTCTGTGCAGCCATTTTTTCACCTTTCTAAATTATACCATAGTGATGAATAAATGAACATTCTTTTGACCAGTTAGGCCAGTCCATTCTCCACCAGAAAACTCTGCTGCTCTAATCGTAATTGGCAGTGCTAAAACTTCCTCTGGGGATAGAGAAATATCTCCCAGAGTTATTGACGATGCAACTGGATTTTGATTTACGATTGAGTGTTGCACGTTAAAGCTTGATGATGTTGTATTTCCAATTTCAGATCCCTGACCCATAACGGAAACAACTGGTATCCAAACCTCAACAGATCCATTTACAAAAGATAGCTGGTCATTCTTGCTAAACGTATTTGGATTAAGCTTGAAAATTGGTGACCATCCATATCCAGATGGCTTTGATACATATTGGTACATCCACTGATATTCATCATCTGATGGAAGTAGGTTTACGTACATATCATAAACTACTGGAGTTTGTGGAAGTGTAACTAGCGATGGCTTTCCTTGTCCATAAAGAATTACGCTACCACGATCACCTCTTTGTCCATAGTCAACAGCAATCTCAATATCTGTTGGTCCACCAAGAACATTTAGATCTATTGTAGATATTGAAGTAACTATGTCAGTCATGTTACAGAGCTCCTGTTACCTGGTCAGTTACAGTTATAGTTCCAGTTAAAAGTGTGTACACATATGGATATGTTTCACCAGACTCTGGTTCTCTTCTTACTTCAACATCATAAACATATTGAATGTTTGGTTCTAGCTGTGAACCCAGACCTGGAAGAATTGCACATTTGATGTATGTAAGGTTGCTAGATGAATCTGCTCCAACAACTGCATAGCCGTCATATGAAGTAGCACCATTTCCTCTAGCTGTAGCTACTGTAAATTTTACAGTAAATTGACTAAGGTCAAATGCTAGACCAGAAGTGTTCTTTGGAAAGATACGAAACTCTAATGTATCTCCCTTATAGTATTTAATATCGTATGATGCTGGATATGCCATATTATACTCCCACCTGATTTACTGTTACTATGACTGAAGGAATTGCTGGATGTGCTCCAGCAGATATTGCTTCAAGAACTGTTGAGTTGCTAGTTGAAGACCAAACAATTTCAAAATAATCATACTGGTCAGCACTTACAAAGAAATTCCATGCTGCAACAACGTAAGGATTATTTGATGTAACGTCTAGCTTTGTATTTGTCCATGGCATATCTGTGCCATTTTTTCTTAGCCAAATATTGATAATTCCAGAACTATTTGTCTGGTGGAACTGAGCTGAGAATGCGATATTAAATTTACCAGCTTTG